CGCACGGAGGAGGTGCAGGCCCTGGCAAACGGGCTCGCGGATGCAGTTGATATATGCTCATCAACATTCAATTACCTATATAATTCCGCTTTCTCAGATAAGACAGGATGGGAGTTTTTCAATCTTTCAGATGATGCTTTGGGGGCATATACGGATTTGTATGAGTACCGGAAGTTGCTGCATATTAGCAATGGAGGAGTGTTACAGAAAAACAGCCTCATCAGGAAGCCAGAGAAACATAGGATATTTAATGAGAAGAAAGGAGAACTGACGGAAGAGAACATTTCTATAACTGTTGACTACACGGAAGAATATGATGCTTTGTTTCTTTCAGTGCGGTTCCTTTGTAAATCCTCAGGTGATCTTACAATAGGTTTTACGGATACACAGGGAGATTATGCGTTGAAGACGAAGCATATTGACCAATCGGAGGAATGGCAGGAATATGAACTTTCTGGGAAATGGGCCGGAATTGGTGATTTTTATTTGTCATTTACAGGATTGATAATCGTTGATATCTTGAGGTTGGCGGACAAAGCGTATGATGATCATCGTGAAGAGTTCAGGACATACCAGAGCCAGACCAAGCAGAATCTTGAGCTTATGGTGTCCGCTATAAACGAGTTGAAACGGATGAAATCAGAATATGACAAAAAAATTGAGGAAATATCAAAATCCTTGATCGAGATACGTGGTGAGATACCGGATGTAAGCGGCTTGGAAACCAGTTTGTCCGAACTGGAAAAACGTGTGTCCGCATTGGAAAAAGCCGGTTCCGGAGATGGCACATAGTCCGATCTTTCGGGACCGGCACAGTATCAACTCCAGTCCGTGGGTCTCCTGCCCATCAGTTTTATTCTTGAACGTAAGGCATCACGCAAACCCTCTATGTCACCGGTAAAGAAATTCGCGTATTCTTTCGCCTTTTCCGGAAGTTGGTTATTAAGGACAGCACTCATTACATAATCCACCATCATACGGTGTGCGCAACTTTTGATGGTTTCCGTCATGCTGATATTGAAACTTGCAGGCATGGAAAGCTTTAATTCATACATGCCGAAGTCACCAAAAAAGTAAGTCACCTCCGCTTTGCCGTCACTGCCTTCTATCTTTATCCTCTCGTTTGATGAAGGGATATACTCAAACTGCCCGGTACCGGTTACTTGACCAAGTACCTTGTCTGTTGATGTGCTTACCGTTACAGATACGTCTGTAATAACTCGGATGATGTAACTTTGTCCGGGTATAAGGCTGTAAGTTCCCAGTGATCCAGATGATATCGTTTCAGTACTTCGGTTCATTTCGTTGATTCTCTCAAGACGGTTGTCGTCTGTGTCCCGGCCTGTTATCAGATATTGCTGACAGACACGTTTCACCTCACCGAAAGCCTCCGTCATCGCTCGGGCCACAACCGGCTTTGTGGCCTCATCATCAGGTGTCATTACTTCTGATGCAGTTTCTTCTGTATCTTCGCTCTTTTGTAATGAGCGTCCTATCAGATTGCATTGCACCGCTACATCGTTTACTATCTGCTTTTTTAGCAGGCGTATCCAAATTTCTCTTTCTCTCATGGCTTGTATATTAAAGGATTATTATATCTGTCTCTTAATATAACATCTGGACCGGATGGATTTTCTGTTGTAAGCACATCCATACCTGTGCAACCTATCCCTGTATAAAGGTTGTCTCTATTGCGCTGTTCGTAGTCAGCATTTCCGGACTGGCTCTGTTGCAACTCATAGTCATTATTATTGCGCTGTTCGTAGTCGGCTTCTGGTACGATGAATTCTGATCGTTGGTTTAGGGCGGATGCTATTTTTTTCAAGTATCCGGATGCACTGGTCCTGTATCCTTCACAAAGTTCTTTATCCGTTGTAGGCTCCAGCCATGCGGCTGCAAGATAATGTGAAGCATACAATCTCATTGCCGTGCGTATCATGTCCGTGATACCTTCATCCATGCGTATGAAGTTTTTGAATTCAATGATAATTTCATTCCCGGAAGAGGTCATGTTTATATCATTACTGTCTTTAATCTTGCGCCGAAGCTCGCCTTCCGCTTCATTTACTGCGGCGGTAAGATAAAGATCCAGTACAGCTTCATTGTCTTCTGTTGCTGCTATATCTGGATAATTACCGCCGGCTTTTCCTGCCCGGGCTGTAAGCGCAATGACATATTTGAATATTTCCGGTTTGTTTATGGATGTTTTCATAAGTCTTAACTGTTGCAAAGTGCATATTCTTTGGTCATTTTCTTATAATTGTCAAATGCTTTTTCAAATTCTTTCTTCTCATCTATCTTCTGTGAGTTCCATGGAATGAAGGAAGCGATGGATTCGAGTGCGTATTTCCAGTTCCCCTTGAAGCAGATGGCACGGTCGTCTAAATATATGTCGGCTATGGGCTTTCCGGAATTGCTGCCTTTAGGCTGATCCGGGTTTTCGTTTATGTAATCATAAGTGATGTGATTGTCATTCAGGTATTTCTTTAATTTGGAACTGGCGGTGCGTGTTGTGAAAATGATGATTGTGAATCCTTTCTTTTTTAGGACTTCCATGGCACTTTGTACACCATCAATCGGATCACCGAAGATGTCATTACCTTTAAATCCGTCGTATTGTGCTATGACTCCGTCAAAATCCACACATATTGTTTTCTTTTCCATATAAAAAACGATTAATAGTACAAATATAATCTCATCTGCCGTATCTGCTTTGATATAATGCTGACTGCATTATATACATTCGTCCAGTTCTTATTAAGCTATTTTTGTCGTAAAAGAATAATGAACATGCGCGATAACGAACAAATATCTGACTCCTTGCTTTACGGGCATCGAAAATTCGACGGACAGCGGCGGGCCGAGAGATGGCTGCATGTAGCCTATAATGCATATTGCCGTCTTGCTCCTTTCAGAAAGATGCGTGCCGAATGCAAATCGTATGCCTACGGAAAACAGTATGAGAGGCAGATTGTTTACAACGGGCGGCATATAACGAAGGAGCAATATCTTAAGGAGAAGGGTATACCTGCATTGCAGACCAACATATTGGGTAAGATCAAACGGGTCGTACAAGGGCAGTTCAGAATGAACGATACCGCGCCGGTATGCAATGCTGTTGATCCGGAGGAGAAGGAATATGCGGACATTATGTCAGCCTTACTCCGGCAGAACATGAAGCTCAACAGGCGTTCAGAACTGGATGCGCGTACTTTTGAGGAATATCTTATATCCGGTCTGCCTATATATAAAATTTCATGGGCTTATCGTCGTGGAAAACTGGACGTGTTCACTGATTATGTGAATCCGAACTTTGTATTCTTTCCCGACAGTCTTGATTTCAATCTTGCAGACATACGGTTTTGTGGTCTCCTTCATGATCTTGACTTCTCCGAGGTGCTTGCTTTGTTCTCACATTCGGATTCTGATGATATAAAGTTGAAGGAGATATATAACCATTGTCTTGATAATGAATATATCGCCTCGCAGTTCAGCCGTGACACACGCACGTCACAGATTGAATCTACCGATTTCTACTATCCTTCGGAGTTCGGAAAATGCCGTGTTATTGAATTATGGACGAAGGAGAGGCGGAAGGCCTGGTTTTGTAATGATCCCTTGGAGAGTGAGCCTTATTTTGTTCCTTATGATCAGAAAGAGAGCATTAAGGAAATAAACCGTAGCCGTCTTGAACTTAATATAAAACGTAATCCTGATGGATCCCCCATGCTAGATACGGACGGGGCTCCCGTTACATTCATGGATCCGGATAAATATGCGGCTGAGAATCTGATCACTTATGAACGGAGAATCGAGACGTATTGGTATTACCGTTATCTTTCCCCGGACGGATTTGTGCTGGAGGAAGGACAAAGTCCGTATTGGAATGGATCCGAATCTTTCCATCCGTTTGTGTTCAAACCATATCCTTATATTGACGGAGAATTTCATCCGTTCATATCTGAAATTATCCCGTCTCAGGAATATTTCAATTACTACATGGTAGCCCTTGATTTTTATATTCGTAATGCGGCCAAGGGTGTGTTGATGATAGATGAACAGTCCTTGTCTGACAACATGAGTATAGAGGATATAGCGGAGCAGTATGTGAAGAGTAACGGTGTAATATTATATACAAGCAAAAGATCTGGCAATGCCCCTGATACAAAGACCGCATCATCCATCCCGGGAGGATTCGATTATATCATACAACTGTCACGCTCCATGGTGGAGGACGTGTCAGGAGTTCAGGCGGCACTACAAGGTAAATCGGGAAGTTCCGAGAGCGGTGTGCTTTATCAGGCAAAGGCCGCACAGGCCTCATCATCCATACTGGATCTTATAAATACATTCAACTCATTTCTTACTGAAGTGGCATATAAGGTAGTAAAGGTGATGCAATGTTTCTATACAGGTCCGAAAGCGGTCAATGTCGCCGGTGAATCCATTCCCTATAATATGGATACAATGTATGATATTGACATTGATATCTCAATTAGCGAGGATAGCGACAGCCCGGTATATAGGGCATTGACAAACCAGCTTTTAATGGCACAGGCTGAGAAGGGGCTTATACCGTTCAAGGCGGCATTGGAAGCCGGTAATTTCCCGAACTCCAGTAAGATTATAGCGGTACTGGAAAGATATGAGAAGCAGTTACAGGAGCAGCAGGCAGCGCAACAGATGATGTCGTAAGTAGTGATTGGAAATTTTAATATTTCTTATAATGATGGATTATACAACAATTAGACTGGTGGTTGTAAGTATTAAAAGTTAGTATAAATAATAAAGCAATGAGAGATGTAATTTACAATTTTATCAACGAGCACATGATGATACATATTGTGCTTATAGCCTTGTGTATTGCGGCTACAATGGGGGCGATGTTAGTGGATCTTATCACAGGAGTAATGAAAGCCAAGCAACGAGGAGAGGCAAGAACATCCACGGGGTATAAGAAAACAGCCGTCAAGGCGAAGAAGTATTTCACTCCATTTATAGAGTTGTGCTTCATTGATCTGTTATGCTGTGTGGTTATCCCCTTTCCTGTTTTTTCAATGATTTGGACGGGTTACTGCATTTTCTGTGAGTTTAAATCAGTTCGTGAAAAATCATGGGAAAAAGCGGAGTTGCGCAAGGCTGAGAAGACAATGAGTGTGATTATTGAGAATAAGGATGATATTGCCAAGATCATGGCTCAGATATTGTTTGACAACGAAAACAAAAAAGGAGGATAAGAAATGAAGTATTTTACAATTGCGGAATTATGCCGGTCAAATACAGCAGACCGGCTTGGAATTAACAACAGATGCAGACTGGAGCATGTGACTGCTCTGACTGCCTTGGTAGATAATGTGCTTGATCCATTACGTGAGTGGTGGGGAAAGCCTATAACAGTAAACAGTGCTTATCGCTGTCCGGAACTTAATGCGGCCGTCAAGGGAAGTAAGTCTTCTCAGCACATGAAAGGGGAAGCTGCCGATATTGATACTGGCGACCGTCAACAGAACAAGTTGCTGTTTGAGTTTATCCGCAAGAACCTGCCTTATGACCAATTGATTGATGAAAGCAATTTTGCATGGGTACACGTCAGTTATCGGGCTGACGGTGCCAATAGAAAACAAATGTTAAGTTTATGAGACAAAGAATCTATATATGGATTGCGGTAGCGATAGTACTTTTACTTGTCTTTTCGTGTAAAACCAGATATGTTCCTGTGGAGATCAAGACAACGGAAACAGTGGAAGTACATGATACCACCATAACAGAAAGACTGGTTCCATACAAAGATAGTACTGCGACACGTGACACTGTATCTTTTCTTTCCAACCCTTATGCGTACAGCTGGGCTAGATATTCAGGTGGAATATTGCAACATTCGCTGGGAATATGGCCAAATTCGGTACTTATAGTAACTGTACCTCATTATATGACGGTAACCAAGCGAATCGAAGTACCTAAGATTGTAGAGGTGGAGAAAAAATTAAACTGGTGGCAAAAAACAAAAATAGAGATAGGTGGATGGTCTATGATAATGAATATATTGCTTGTATCTATGATGATTGTCAGATGGTTAAGAAAGAAAGGAGGTGCCCGTAATTTATAGATTGTATTTTTTTCAATTCAGTCTTTCGTTATAACAAAAATCTTCGGCGGTCCGGATTGTAAGAAAAGGACCGCACGCTCCTTATCAGGTAGAAGTCGCTAAGGAGAAACAATACGTCGGAACAAGAATTGTTTTGCGGTCCCAGACTGCTTAACAATTTTCCGACGTATTTTGTTTATCCAAACAGTGATTATATGAAAAGTGATGAAATATATAAGGATGTATTGCAGGTTGTCGCTTCAGTGACGGGAATATCTGAAACAGGTATTATACATAGCAATAAAGAAGAGTGTGCGAATGCCAGATATCTTCTTGTGCGTTATTTAGCCAAGATTTTCTCTGACACGGAGATAGCGTCATTGACTAACAGAACCAAACAGGCTGTCGGCTCGATGCGGCGTAATGCTAAAAAACAAAGGGTATGGATTGTGGAAAACAATTGGAAAGAAATAGTAAACAAACTGGAAAATAAATATTTTATCTGCAAGTAACTTATTCCGTAATTTGCCTTTGCGGTCAATATTGACCGTGATATGTAAAATCATAATTATGGATAATGTAACAGGAATGAGCATCCAGGAATACGCCGCAATGCGTGAGTTGGAGTGCGAACACAAAAAGGGATGGGGCGCTACCGCTGCTATCTGGGTTATCGCTGCTGTGATTGTTATTGCCTTCTTCGTGTACAGTTGGCATAATAACTGTAATGAAAAAGTACAATTTGCAGTAGGGTTGGCTAATCTGACAGGACGTGTTAACTGTATGGAACCTGATGTTCGTTGGGCTGGGCAGCAGTTGTATGCTGCTAACGGTGCAATTTCCGCTACCGTTCAGGGAGTGGGCGACATGAAGGCCAATTTCGGTGAGCAGCTGTTCCAGTTGAACAAGGAGGTCTTCTACAATGACGGTTGTGGCTGTGGCCGTGGCAGAAACGGAGGTTGTGGCGGTTGTGGAAACCGTGAGTTCCGACAGACGTCTACATATAACTTGGCCAGTACCAATGTTACGGTGGATGAAACTTGCCGCAATTGATTTCGTGAGGGTGGGGACTCCACCCTCATTTATTATTAATCGTATAAAAGCTGGACTATGTTTAAATCAAGAATAGAAATTAGGGAGTTTGCGGTAAGACAGGCTGTTGAGTTGCTCGGCACTGGTAGTCCTCAAAAGGATATTGTCGCAAAAGCTAGAGATATTGAAGCCTATATAATAGGAGAGGCCGATTTGCCGGAAGTTTACAATGATACGGAAGCCATCAACGGTATTATGGGAAGAGCGATGCAGATGCTGCAAGGCATATCCTGTTCGGAAATTCCGGTAGAGGATAAACCTGCCAAAAAGAAATAAGAGATGGGGGTGTCCATGTTTCAGTCAAAGAAACCGCAGACAGAGTTGAAGTTTACGACACGTGCGGAAGCGTTCAGTTACATGCTTATGTATATGACTGAGGAAAAACATGCGGATCCGCTGGAGGCAGCGCAGAAAGCCAATGAATTTGCAGACATCTTCGCCAAGAACATGGGTATCCCTCTTAAAATAGAGCCGGAACCACAGGGTGTCGATAAATACCTGTCAATGGCTACCAAGATTGCTAATTATATAGAAGAACATCCTAAGGTGGTTGAATACGGCGTTCCGGCTTTGACATTCGTTGCCGGTCTGTTCACTGGGAAAAAAGTGGAGCAGGCCAATGATAACATGTATGGGCAGCGTCCGGTACCGCCTCAACCGCAGGAAGAAATAGATTTTGATAAAATACCTGATTGATTATGGCATTAAGGAAATTATATATTGTGGTGGATTGCGAGAACGACGAGCAGAAGGAAGCTGTTCAGACCGCATTCAACGAATTGTCTAATACGCGGGCTTTGACCAGCCGGACGGTTATCAGCATGTATCCGTTTTTCAAAAAACATCGTGATGATCTGTTTGAGCTGTTCAATATGGTCAAGACAGGCGGTGTCAAATCGTTGTTGTCTGTAAGAGGTGGAACATTGATTAATAACTTGAGAAAGGGTTGATTATGAGAGTGGAAGGCAAATGTATAGGTGATTGCAGCAAATGCCAGTTGCTGGCAAATGGTGAGGTGGATATGATTCCGTGCATTCTTGACCAGATTTTTATCCGGACAAGGAAAATCGAGAAAGAAAACGCTTTTATCAGGAGAAGTCTTGATTCCATGATGCAGGACAGAAATACAATCCAACTTGCCGGTTTGAGTGATAACGAAGATAAAACAGATTGATTATGAAGTATACATTCAAAGAAATGTTGGACGATGCGAAAAGGGCGGGTCTGACAAGTGACAAGGTCATGATGCGCAGTGCGGAAAGCATGAGCGAGCTTCTGTGCCTTGTGAAGGAAGAACATCCGGAACTGTACTGGAAATTTATGCGTGAGCAACATGGAATCATGTATGGTAATCATTACAATGAAGCTTTTGCGATGTTTGATGTCGGCATGATGAGGTACATTGATAGGGATGGAAAGAAATGTGAGGGTGCGCACTGGACGGCGGAACAGATAGAGGCAAGTACCCGGATGATGGGATTTCCGGCTGGAACTACGAAATGGGACAAGTATGTAGCGTTCAATGCCTTTTATTCCGATCTTTGCACAGTTTATAATGATGAACAGATCATTAAAGGTGCTCATAAGTTCTATTTTGAGGATCAGGACTGGGGGGGCACAACAAAGATTTGGGATTATGTGTATTGCAAGAATGCAATGGTCTGATTCTTTGTAACAGACGGTTTGTGCTTATCAAAAACCGAACCGTCTGTTTTTGATAAGCACTATGATTCCAGTTTTTCCCGTATTTCCTTCAGAAGCCGGAAAGAGCCTGCCATCTTGTAATTCCCAAGATTCTGTTCTGCCTGCATTATAAGGCTTTCTACTGTCAGAGGGAGGTCGGGAGAAAATGAGGATTTGTTGATTTGCAATGTTTTAGGTAATTCTCTCGTATTAAACCATTCCACCATTTCCCTTAATTCTTCCTCTGAGTAAGCTTCATGTGTTTTTGCATTTTTCATAATGATCTTGTTTTTGATTTCCGCAAAGATAGTGATTTGAAAGCAAATCGCAACAGGAAAGCCGCAACAATAAACAAATGTAGTGAGAGATATTGAAAACCTCTCATGTTCAGAAAATTTTAATCGGCTCAATTTTGAGCGCATTACCTACAAGGATGCACGAAACAGAGAACAGACCGCATACGAAATGACCAAAGACGGTTTCAGCTTCCTTGTCATGGGGTACACGGGCACAAAAGCTGGAGAGTTCAAGGAAAGGTTCATCAACGAGTTCAACAGACGGGAATTCTTGCTAAAGGATGATGATTACATTTTAATGCGTTCCCAGCAGATTCTACAAAAACGTTTGGAAGCGTCTGAAGAAAAAATCAAACAACTTGAATCCCAAGCCGAACAGCAGCAGGAAACTATCGAACTCCAACAGAAAGAACTTACACAATCCGCTCCGAAAGTCAGCTACTACGACAACCACTTGCAAAGCGTGAACGCTCTTACCACAACTCAAATAGCAAAAGAGATAGGTATGTCGGCAGAGAAACTGAATAACAAACTGAAAGAACTTGGAATACAGTTCAAGCAGTCTGGGCAATGGCTTCTTAAATCGCCCTACGACAAATGGGGTATGCACGAAACGAGAACCAATATTTTCACAAGTGAAAGAGGTAATACCCATACCAACACGTATACGGTCTGGACGCAGCGAGGTAGGCGATTTATCATAGCCCTATATGAAAATGATTGGAGCGTGAAGAAAGCTATCAAGCAAATAAAAGGTGAGCTGAATCCAGCCGCGTAATTTGAATTTTACTTATTAATTAATCCAATGTATTCCCCGTCTTGCTTATGGCAGCGGGATGGTTCGTCACACCCCTAATAGTTGTGATTTGCAACCGTTACAATTAATTTAAAATGAATTTTATTATGAACAACAAGGATATTGAGGAAATGAAGAAACTGGTTCTTATGGTGCTGGAGGAGAACAGGATATTGCGTGAGATGCTTGCCAAGGAGTGGGAGCGGGGAGGATGTCATGCTCCCATGACTTTGAGCAAAGGAGGAAAGTGAACGGGAGCCGGCTGTTAACAGCCGGCTTTTTATTCTGTATTACTTGTAGAAGATTCAGGAGTGTGTGAACGTATCAAGGATCTAGCTATTGCAAATTCAGATTCCGCACCGGCATTTTCATTTATTGAAATATGATAGAGACCGGCTGCATAATATGCCAATGCTCCTGCATATTTGTTATGAAGGTTGATTTCTCCGTTTTCTGAGATTGAAGGAGTTGGAATATACCTGAGACTGTATCCCCCCTGTTCTTTTACTGCATGGGCAATGATTGACCTCATGGTATCGTTGGTGATGAATGCTACCGGTATTGAGGGACCATTACCTACACCGGGAGCTGATGAATATTGTGCGCTGTATAGTGGCGAATTGTCCGGATATAACATAGTGACCGGATATCTCCACCCAGTCAGGTTCACACTGACAAGCCTGATATAGTCCGCAGGTATTTTTATGTAGGCAAAAAACAAACCGTCAGGACGTTTCTCGAATGAGATTGAGGATGAATCTGTCATTTCCGAAGCTTCGGCCATCACCCCTTCGTCATTCATCAGTGCGAGTAGTGCGAGTCTGATGAACTCTTTTAATGCCTCATCGGTCTCAATCGTGAAACTGTCTTCTTCTGTCGCACTCTCATTGATGATTGTGCGTAAAGTCTTTAGTATATCTTTGACAGGTATCATGAGGCTTAGTCTAATGGATAATTGGGAAATTGTATGCCGTGTTCTTTGCATAATGAGGACAGAGCCTCCTTATTTCCACATTGCGAGCGCGGTACTTTGAATCTGACCTCAAAAAAATCCTTCGCTTCAAGGAATGAGGTCACATTTTCAATATCCTCTTGTATGTCTCTGTCTTCTTGAATGCCTTTTTCTTTGGTCGGTTCTGCGCTTTCGGATTCTTTTTCTTCCTGGTTGGAAGATGCCGGAGGAATATAGGTGCACATCCGCTTTCCAAGGATGCTGTATCTTTGTTTTACCTCTGTTTTCTGTAATACGGAATTTACGTCATTTTCGTCATGTATTACATCTTCATCTTCTTCTATTGTTTCGGTAATGCGTCCTTCCCGATACCATTTGTGCGCCCTGATTTTCTCAGCCAGTTCTCTATCCGTTGTATGATAGGTTGATTTGCCACGGAAAAAAGCGGAGAAGTTGACGTACATCATCCGTCCGCAGTGAATGACTGCAAATGACAGTGAGGAGTTCGCAACAAATTTATAAAGTTTCTTCATACATTTATAATAATGATGAGGTGGATTTCTCCACCTCTGATGATGATTAAGTTCTATTATGCAGCCTTGGATTCAGGGACCGGAATCTCAACATATTCCGGAATGGACAGACGCGCGTGGGCATCTGGGAATCCGAGCGTCCAGCAGGAGAACTCTTGCATGACAACAGCGTCACTGTTACTGATGAACAGTTCCTTCAGGTTGTATGTGCTACGCTCCCAGTTTTGGAATACCCATTTGTCAAGATATTCAGGATCGAGAGAGAAGCCTCTTCCATTGAATCCCCAAGCGTTGAACAGGTCATGGCGGTAAAACAGAAGTTTTGTTCCCATGCTTTCGAATGACTGGAAGTCAAGTCTCCATTTGTTGTAGTCACGTTCCGGTTCGAAGATGCGTGTGCGGTTGTTGGTTTTGATCTTGCATAATGCTGCATAGATAGTATTGTCAACAAACACAAGTTTTGTTCGGCTTCCATTACCGGCACCTTCAATGATGCGTCCTACAAGGTCTACAAGCTCGTCCTCCGAGATTACATATTGCTGCACATATTTTCCTTCTTCCACCACAGGATTTCCGGCAGAGTCAAGCACTTTCTCCCAATGTCCGATTTCAAGGTCTTTTCCGGCGCGGTACCAGATACCTTCGCAAGTATATACATTGCCTTGTCCGTTCACCGCATGTTTGCTCTTGATTCCGAACAGTCCGGAGGCTTCCATACCGATACGCATGTCTTCCATTGCCATCCGTTCCACACGTGTGAATGACCATTCCACCTCGGTCTTACTCAACCGGTCATAGATAGTCTGCTCTACCTGCATGATAAAACGCTGGCAATATTGTTCGTCCGGTGATGGAAGCTGGTAATACCTTCCTGTAGACACATCCTTTTCAGCGGCCGCGCGCCCCATTCTTAGAAGGACGGTACCCTTTGCAAGGGTCGGAATAAGATAAGGATTCTTATTGTTTGATTGTTTTCCGTTTACGGCATAGACAAGCGGAAGGTTGGTCTCACTGTTGATTGCGTGCACGCGCAGCATCAATGGGTGTTCAGGATCCACTTCATCGGTACCGGATTTGTAACCGGAAACAAACGTTCCGTCAGCGTTCAGGACAAGAAGCGTATCCATTGCGCCCACAATGTTATTATCCTCCAGTTCTATCGCTTTCGGAGTCTCGGTAGTCATGGCTTCAAGCTGATTGGCAAGGGTAGCCCGTAGCGGACGCTGTCCGACACTGTAGTACTTGATTACGATGCTGTCCGATTTGTTTGTCGCCCCATGGCGCAGAATCTGATCAATAGGCGTGCCGGTAAACTTCATCTCGACAATTGTCTTGTCGATCTGCTTCACGTACCATTCCGCGTCCATGATTTTCTCGTTCTTTGTTACGGAACTTTCCCCGCCTACTACCTTTCCGCCATCCCCTAGATCCTGGACTGAGCCTCCGTCCGAAGCATCGGCGGCACATGCATAACCTCCCCCGGTCGCTCCGGCAAGGAACATGAGCAATACGGAAAAGAAAAATTTGAATGTTGATTTTAACTTTTTCATTGTTCTCGATTTGTTTTTAAATTTATAAATAAAAGTTGTGATATGAGCCTGAAAGCGATAGACGATTAAATACGTCTCTTCATGTCTTTATAACGTTGTAGGGTAGGATCCTCCACTTTTTCCTCACCTCCTCCGTTCCCGCCTCCTCCAAGGTCTGTCGGAGCTTTTTCCGCAAGATTCCTGTGTATAGCTCCCGGACGTGCGGTACGTCCCTGTTTACGTCCTTCCTCTCGGGCGGCTTCTATTTCCATGTCCATATTGAAGGCATGGATGATTCTTTTCCAGTCTTCCGCATCCAGTTCGTGCCGGATAATTTTATGAATGATACCGTCTGTATCCTGTGTTCCGTACAGCCATTCCAACATGGAAACTACATTCGCCTCATCAACATTGACCTGCCGCACAGCTTCTGTCAGTGCCTCATCTGTTTTGCGCAGCTTCTCTTCCGCATCTCTTTTTCTTTTTTCCTCATCGGCCGCCTCCTTTATCCGGGCAGCTTCTTTCTCTTTTGCTTTTTTGATGGCCTCTTCCGTTGTTGCAGCTTCCCTGATATCATCCCCGTAATTGGTTATCAGATATTCCACAAGAGAGAACGGTTCACCGTTCTCATCCATGCCGCTTGCCAGACCGGTCAGGATGCCGGCGGCTCTTGAGTCTCCTGCAAGAACTTTGTTGAGGTTCTCTCTCTGTGATTCACTATCGTCATAACGTTTGAAAGAGTCATCAAGAAATTCGCCGACAGCGAGGTCGTCCTCAAGGTCGAGGTCCGGATTTCTGGATGAAACAATATCTCTCCATGATTTTCTTTCTTTTTTTTCTTCCATGATATGTCATTGTTGTCTTATACTGACAAATTTAGTAGTATTAGTTCAAGCCGGATTGATATAATGCAATCTACAGGAAGTACATTCGCTATCATTTAAACAGGAGGTCACATGAAGCACAAGGGAAATATCAGCGAAATACAATTAATAAGGAACAAGGAGATTGTACGTACATTCATTGAATTGAAAAAGACGTGTACATTCTCTTACTACAAGGATATATGCAAGGAAATTGCGGGTATGAAGGCGAAGCAGCATTATGTCAGTGAGGACCGGGCTTACGTGATCTTATACAGATATCTGACTGAAGGCAATATACCTGATTGCAGTCTGTATAAATATGAAATGTATTCCAGCCTGATCCGTTGTTGCCTTGATATCATGAAAAAAAAATCGGAGGCGAATCTCCGTCTTATCGTAAGACTTGCGATAGAGAGACCTTCTGATTCATTTGGGATAAGTCCTGACCGTATACAGCATATTTTATGGAAAGCTGGGATGAAATAGGTATATCACTATGAAAATGAGATATTCCATGGGGCTTTACTTGTGCATGACCGTGTTGTTGCCGTATCATGAATTCCTGTCAGGAAGTCACTGGCTTTATATGTTCGGACATGCCGGATGGCTTCATTATCTTTTGAACGGGATGGCATGGGCTTTTCTATGGAAGGTGATAACCCCTGCACGGACGCTGGTCGCATGGATGTTCGCTGTCGGAATATCATTTTTTATTCCTTCCGGCAGTCCTGTGATCGGATGGAGTGTCATTATCTACTATTATACGGGCTTGTGCCTGTCCTCCATGGATGGGGGAAGGCGTAATAGGCTGTTTGCCATAACCGCTCTCGGTTTCTTTCTGCCGCATATTGCGGGTGGATATCATGCGGCTATGCTGGCGGCCGGATGGATATTGCGTAAACTGGAGGTTGGATGGCAAAGAACATTAAAATAAACCATATAGAAACTCTTTTCTCAGCTATTGTCATAAGGAATGCGGAGGAGATGATCCGCAGGAACCGTGAACGGGAAGCGGAACTGTTCAAGTCCTACAACCCGTTGACAGGGGAGAACGCTCCCGGAAAACGGAAGAGGATATATCTGGATGATTTTATAAATTCATCTGTTTTCCTTCCTATCGAGATGTTCTCCACCGGTTTTATCTATAAACTGGATCTTGCCGGAAGTATAGAGGAGTTCTGCTGGCAGACATACGGGGAATATAATGAGGATCTTCGTAATACTGTCATTCAGGAGTTTCTCCGTTACTGGGCCAAATACGACTTTTATTTCTATTGTTATGCGTATGCGCGTATCAAAAACAAAGAAGGAGGGGAGGATGTGCCTTTCCTGCTACGTCCGGCGCAGGTAAAGCTGGCTGAGACGTTTGAAAGGATGCGCCGTGCCGGCAAGCCTATCCGTGTCATATTGTTGAAGGCCCGCCAGTGGGGGGGATCCACATGCACACAGATATACATGTCATGGATACAGATAATGCATGTGAAGAGCTGGAACAGCATCATTGTCGGACATCAAGGGGACAGTGCGGCTGAAGTTAAGGATATGTATGTCAAGCTCATAACCCAACTTCCTGAATTCCTTTTTTATGAAGAAGGGGTGGAGTTTGACGGCTCTCTTCCGAAGATCAAGGGAGGAGGAACTTCCAACATAAGCCTTATACCTTCCCGGAACTGCAAAATCAAGACGGCAACTGCGATGAATCCGGAGGGTGCCCGTGGTGGTGATTCGGCCATGGCGCATTGTACGGAGGTGGCGTTTTGGCCTCAGACGGAAAAGATGGATCCGCAAAAACAGGTGAAATCATCCTGTTCGGGAATCCTGTACAAACCGTATACGATGATTGTGTATGAAAGCACGCCGAACGGGCAGAATTTCTACAAGGATGAATGGGATCGTGCCAATGGAACGGATGATCATGGGGAGAGACTGTCCGCATTCGAGCCGTTGTTTGTCGCATGGTGGGAGATAGAGGAATACCGTCTCGATCCGGAAGATATGCTGGAATGGGCCTGTACCCTGATAGAAAGGCGTAACGATAAGTCCGGAAACTGGGACTATATGTACTGGCTGTGGACTATTGGAGCGACATTGCAAGGCATCTACTGGTACAGGCAGAAGATGAAGGAGTATGCGGACATACAGGACATGCAGCAGGAGTATCCGTCCGATCCGGTGGAGGCATTCAAGTATTCCGGGCAGCTTGTATTTGACATTTACAAGGTAGAACAACTCAGAAGGTTCTGCCGTGAGCAGATCGGAAGAGGGGATATTTCCGGAAAATCCCCGAAAGGTGAACAGGCTGTCGAAGGGCTGAAACTGTTCAGGCGTAAAGGAGGGGAATTGAAAATATGGGAGATGCCAGACAAGACATGGAGGTTGGAAAACCGCTACTTTGTGTCAGTTGATATCGGGGGGAAATATAGGACGAGTGATTACTCTGTGATTACTGTGCTGGACCGCGCGGATATGATGGCCGATAGCGGAGTGCTCAATGAGGACGCTGGACCGCGTGTGGTGGCGGAATGGTACGGGCATACAGATCCGGACCTGCTTGCGATCAAATGTGCGCAGATTGCGTCATTCTATAACAATGCTCTGCTCATTGTCGAGAACAACACGGCTTACAGTAAGCTTAATGATGTAGACACAGACAACGTCAGCGAATTGTTCTTTCCCATTCTTATCCCTCTTTATGATAATGTATATGCGCATAATCGGAGCGAGTTGGAAAAAAGGAGCCAGAAAGAAACCAGATGGGGGTTTAATACCAACCGTAATACAAAAGTGGCCATTATTAAGTATATGGAACAGTGTGTGCGTGACAAACTGTGGATAGAGCGTGAAACCGGAATGATAAAGGAATTGGGATGGTACATGAAATATCCGAACGGCAAATACGGCGCGCTTGCGGGGAAGCATGATGATCGGGTAATGAGCAGGGCAATAGGATTATACGTGAGCCGTTTTGAATGGGACAGATATCCGGTGAGGGTGTTGCCCACTATGGAAGAGAAAATGAATAACATGAAACGCCTCAACAGGTCGGCGACGGGTGCGGAGGCTATATTATATAAAAATTAGTAACATTATGGGAAAAATTAAGTTGTTTTTGAAGGCGGTAAAAAGCCTTGTGCAGAAACGCAGGATCGCAAGTCTGTGGAAGTCCAGCTTGTTATTGAAAAAGGCGATAGAAGAGGCTGAGGAAAAGAATAAACAGGACGGAAGGCGTTATTTTGTCATATGGGATCCTGCACAACAGAAGCTCATCTCTATCACTTATGATTATTATAAGGACAGGTGGGACAGTTATAAATATCTTTTTCATCGGGGAAGGTTCCGTATGCGAATGAACCGAGGGCAGTTGAAAGAGATGTGCTTTTATTACACGAAAAGCAAGAACGGCTCACCTTCCTGTCAGGACGAGGAAAGAAAGGAGAAAATGATAGAATGGCAGAATTATTATCATCGTCTGCTGGTTAGTGACAGGATTCGTGTTATTTCTCGTTGCTGGAATTTAAAGTCATTATGGAAGAAGATAACTTTGCGCTCAAATAAAATAGCACATAGGTATTAGTTTAAGGTTTTAGGGACTCGGGCTTGTGAAAGTCTGAGTCCCTTTTATTATATACATTTCATTGTGAAGCTCTTGCTTATCTTTGAATAATAAAAAATATATTTATATGGAAAGATTTGATTCTTGCTTTCATCCTCATCATGCATGTGATCCTCATCCGAATGAATATCATGAAAATATTCATTATACGCCTGATCAGATTAATGCATTGCTGGGGCTTATTCCTTATAAGGCGGACAGAGCCGAAGTCCCTAAAATGGAAACGTTGAACGATGTCAATTATATAGGTCATGTGGCAACTTCTGAAGCGTTGCCGGACAAGATGGAACAACCGTCATGGGCACTTGTCGGCAGTGTGAAGAAAACAAAGCCGTACTTCTACTATGTTGAAGGATTTGTTCCTAAAGGATATCGGGCCGGATGGAATGATTTGAGCGGTGTTCTGGGAACTTATGATCTCACAGTCGATAAGGTGAGCATCTTCGATTATAATCTGCTGACTGAATATAATGTAAGCCGTAATCATACCCAAGATACCCGGATATCCTCACATGATTGGAAGGAACAGAGATATTTCAGTGCATTTCCTGATTATGTTGAATAGCCTCGTACAAGCTGCTGAAAAGTTGTCAACATGCCGGGGTACACAAAAACGTCATTTGTAGCACAACGAAGCACGTCCGAGGCCCCTTTTGTTGTAAAGAAGAGCAATGTGTTTACTTTTGAAGATGCCATAGCGCTTGTACCGGAGGAATACAGAATACCCGGCATGAAGGTCACGTTTGTTTCTGCTTACACCAATCAGGCTGAAACATGGTATTTTAAGGGAAATTCTGCTTCGCTTTGGAAAGACAAGAAAAGCTGGTGGAAGATTGATTTAGAGGCGGAGCGTAATGAGATTCATGCTGAAGAGGTATTCATTCAGAAGATGGAAGCACCGGAGATGGTGGCTGATAGGGCCATAGCGGATGAGAACGGCAACCGTATACCGGACACTTATCTTACACGCAAAGCTGTCAGACGTCACATTGAGGATACATTCAATGATATGTTCATTGATAATCCTCCTACCGTGATGGACGGGATGATAACGCCCGAGATGCTTAGTGAATCCACCAAACAGCTTATCGGTAACAAGAGCATAACCAATTTTGCGGATGATGAGGATATTACATCGGTTCACGGTCAACTGAAACTGGCTAATAAAAGGTATGATCCGAATAATTACTCAGGGAAGGGAAGATGTTATCTGCGCAAGAATCTTGTGGCGGGGCGGAATATTCTGACTCAGTCCATGATATGCTGGTCGGATACGACATATGTTATACAGTATAATTATGATTTAGATGGAGATACTATAGAAATTCCTGAAAATTCTGTATTAGAATTTCATGGAGGGCATATTACTAATGGGATCGTCAAAATAAACGGTACACTGCTTACAGGCATACAGGCTTTGAAGGATGGAATATCATGTACCGTTACGGGGACATACGCTATTGGACAGATTCTATTTATAGAACAGGAGGATAATTTCCAATATTTCAATGGGCAGGAATGGAAAATGCTTGGACGTTCACCCTTTATTAAAAACATGGACAACAAGTTGTATTACAGCTATAATAATAAAGAGTGGTTCCCCTGTAGTGAATATATTGCCGCATGGTTCCGTTTCCAAAACAATAAGTTTCAAATATCACGTGATAATAGTACTTGGTCTGATCTCAGTGAAGATATCACCAATAGCCTGCATATTAAAGGCTATGTCGCAAACATTTCGGAACTTCCTTCTGATGCGGTGCAGGGAGATATTTATATGGTAGGACCGGATTATGAAGAAGGGGATGATGCACATAAGAATCCCTTGTATTATATGTATGTGAAAAACCATTCGAAATGGGTTAATAACGGAAGATTTCAATCTTTTTTAGCTGGCATCGTACAAGAATTAGGGGATAGTGAAACGGATGTTATTAGTCAAAAAACTATATCATTAAATATACCTTATGATGTTTCACTGTATCATACTAATACAGATGGAACAAATAAGTTCACATTAAGCGAGGCAATATATAATATTCCAACAAGTATTAGGAGGCATGGTTCTGAAATTAGGTTTATTTCTAATTCAACTGGTAGGTATGAAACTTGGAAATTTATTTCCAATAATGAAATAACAAATTCGGAATGGAATAAAGCTGGAAATTGGGTGAAAATTACAACTGATTTTGACATTTCTGTAATAGGAAATTTGAATGCTATTAATTCTCATGTACTTACTATTAGTGATTTAGAAAGATATTATTGGGAAAATGTGGATGGTAAAGCTGTTTTTTCTAGGTCAAATCCTAATATTCCTTTATACTCTTCAATAATAAAGTGTAAAACAGGTGATAAGTTCTATTTGCAGAATAATGGGGAGGGTAATGCAAAAAACTGGTTTAAAACATCTACTGATTTGAATATATTAGAAGAATCTGAAGCTGTAAAAGATTCATTTATTATAGAAATGGAAGAAGATGGTTATTTGATAGTAAATCATAATCAAAATAATGTTAATGCATTATTCTTTTTGCTCAAAATAAAAAATACAGAAAATCTTTTTGTAGAAAAAGGTGTAGAATTACAGGCTATACTAACCTCTAATTGTTTTTTGAAAGATTATTACTTTATTCTTGAAAATGGTAAGACCTTATTTTGTAGACATAATATTCCAGGAGAAATTTCTACTATACTGTTTGAAGCCAAGAAAGATACAGCTATATATTCTAAATCCTGTGGCTTTTCCAGAGGTATTCCATTGATAGTATTAGACAGAGATAGAAATGTGATTTATTCAGAGCCTAATGATAATAATATAAGAAGAGCGACGTATTATAAGATGCCTGAAGATGGGTATATCATAGTGAATAATGCTGATGGCACAATTCCTGATAAATATATTAGAGTGCTTAATGATAAGCCATTTTATACTATAGATGATTTTAATAAGGGATATTGGGAGGTCAATCTAACCGTTGGTTTTATAAACACGTGGAGGAATCCAAATTTGAATATTCTCAATACTTGCATTCCGTGTAAGAAAGGAGATAAATTTAGAATCAGTACTTATGGATGGCAGGCTGCAAGACCTTATTATATAACAGATAATTCTAAAAATGTATTAGAAAGAGGTCCAATGGTGTCATCTCTGTTTCAATCAGAGATTGAAATTACTCAAGATAATGCAACATTTCTTGTAGTAAATTATAGAGAATTTCCTAATGCCGGGAAGGTTTTTGTGGAAAGGTTAGATACAGTTTATACAAACAGAAATGTTAAGTATATCACTTGTTTGGGTGACTCATTAACAGTAGGATACCAAAGTGGAGTAACAACTTCATACCCTGAGGTCCTTAATTCTGCTTTAGGAAACAATTGGAAAATTATAAATGGAGGGTATGATGCTGATTCTATAGAGATGATACTTGGAAGACAAGGTTCTAACGTATTATTAAATAAAAATCAAATAGTACTTCCTGCAGATGGTTCTGGTGTTCAGATAGGAACACTGGGTGATAGTGGTATAATATCTGCTCTTACTCCTGACAATTCTCTTCCATTACAGAGATGGGCCTTTAAAGATACTACCAGGGGCTTAATAACTCCTGTAATGGTTAACAATGTTCTATGTAATCTCTTATTTACTGGTACATCATATAATGATAATAATGGTAGATATATGATGAGTCTTGTGACGCCTCAAAGTACTCCTGTTACTATACCAGCTAATAGTGTAATATCAACAGCTTTGAGAACTGGCGTTGATAGTGATGTTCTTGTTATATGGATGGGAACTAATGGACTTACTGTTGGAGGTAGCTTCACTCCAGAGCAACTAGTAGATTACCATAATATGGCTATAAATTATGCAGCTACTAAAAAAACTATAATTATAGGACTGCATACAGGAGATTTAAATAGCAGAAAAACGCAAGAAGAAGTCATGCAAAAAGCATTTGGACTTAGATATATTAATCTAAGAAAATATATGGTGGAACAAGGGTTGGTAGATGCTGGGTTGGAGCCTACTCAAGAAGACACTGAATTTATAAACCAAGGTAAATGTCCTCCTCAATTACTAATGGATGGAACTCATTTTACTACCATAGGGTACACTTTAGTTGGTAAACTTGTTTATCAGAGAGGAATAGCTTTGGGATATTGGTAATTGGTATTAATAATATTTTCTGATATAAAGATTATTCGATATTATGTAGTAGGTAGGAATATTTTTTATCGACAATAAAATAAAAAGTATAATGGAAGATAACAACATACAAGATTCTTGCTGCAATAGCAAGTATGCAAGTATCAGGCAGATGGACAAGCTTGATGAAATGTTGGGAAGAAGATTCCCTTTCTATCCTCGTACAGTGATACAGGCGGTACATGACGGAAGAACCGGCGCGTCGTTGGAAGCGATACTGGCACAGTATAACAATATTTATGTGCAGTATCAGGGTACAGCGGGACGTACGAGAAATATTGTTCCGAAAGAAATGAGGCGTAAGGGGATCATCATATCATACGTGGATATGCAGGGGAATGCCATAACCGAGAAATGTGTGAATGATGCACAGAGGGACAACTTTCACTGGGGGCTTGATGTCAACTGGGTACGTGTGGACGAACTCACACTCTCTGGAGATATTTCCATATCGGTAAAAGGCACATGGGTGATTAACGGTGAGGATACCGACATAGCTGCGTTGGGACCCAAAGGAGATAACGGACTTACCCCATGGCTCAAAACAATAGATAATAAGCTTCATTTCTCTTATGACAACGAGACATGGAAGGAATGTTCGGATTACGTAGCTGCCTATTTTCGTTTTCAAGATAATAAATTCCAAATATCACGTGACAAAAAGAAATGGTCAAACCTTAGTGGAGAATTTGCCGATGGAATATATATCCAAGGGTATGTGGCTACGCAATCCAAACTTCCTGTCAATGCTCCCCAAGGCAGTATTTATATGGTAGGTCCGACTTATGCCAGTGATGATACGGAACATATTAATCCTACTTATCGGATGTATGTAAAGAACGCTTCTGGATGGGTGGATAACGGACTTTTCCAATCTATTTCGGCTGGGATTGTACAGGAATTAGGAGATAGCGAAACAGAGGTTGTAAGTCAGAAAACAGCAACTCTTAATTTTAGAAGAGCAACCCCATTTATAAATGGAGCGGAAACAATGTATATAAGAGAACTTTATATTAATCTTGATGGGTTGGATGAATTTAAGGGGTTTTCTAAATATGGTATGAGGTTTTTCGGATGGGATTCAGATAATTCTAGATTTGTTTTTTCTATTGTTGGAACTAATGATGATTATGCGACTTATACCCCCATAACCTATTATGAAAATAAACTGGATACTGATATAAATGGGAAAATGATACAGTTGACAAAGTATCAGAATTCCGGTATAACTGTTGGATATGTCATTTTTGATAATATTTCTGCTTCTATTAAATTGAAGTCAAAAATAGATCTTACCGAAGGAATCTTTAATCTTAACAACTCTTCTAACATTTATTCATTATATAATACCGATAATGTAAAAAGACTTGTTAATGGAACTCCTGTCATATTTATTTATGGGGGATATATTCCTACGAATGGGAATGTCATTGATTTGGATAATATTATAATTAGTAACGCTCATGCTTATAAAGTGGTGGATTGCAAGGAAGGGGATACTTTTTTAATATCAGGTCTGGGCGGAACAAGTCCAAGGTTGTATTGTTTTATAGATACTTTCAATAAACCCTTATTGGTTGCAGGAATCAATTTGTCGTGCAATAAAAAAATTATTGTAGCTCCTCCCAATAGTGTAAAAATGGTTGTAAATGTTATCACAACCTCAAGCACGTCAATACCGGGATATATAGAGCCAAAGTTAAATTATTACTCAGCGGTTATGGAAGCTTTTAGAATAAATTATAATAATATTCAAGCTGGCAATAAAATCTATTCGGAAAATATTGAGGCGAATTCAAGGTTGGCGGAATTATATATAAGGGAAAAGCTTTTTAATAAGTACAGGATACTATATATGTTTTATCAGACATCAGAGAATAGATATGTTTTTCAGTTGCAAGGAAGTAATGATGATTTTGACACATTTTATAATCTTGTATATTATACGACTCCGGAATTGCCAGTCAATGAAATAATACCTATGCCGTATTTTTCTACAGGAGTTGGAATATGTTGTTATGTGATTTTTCACAATTTTGATAAAAACAGCACCTCTTATGCAAGAGGTAATGTTATGGATATATCGTTTGATTTGGAATACAGTCCTACGATAAAATCATATTTGTCTTCTTATAAGTTACTTACATCCCAAAATAGTAAGGCTTTGAATTTTCCAAATAAGTTAATAGGAGCTTTATTCTTTGATGGATGGGGCGGAAAATCCCATTATACTTTAGGTAATGAGAGCTTATTCCCTAATTCCACCCTTCCGGGTAAGGAAGAGTATACGGACTGGAGAGAATATGCAAAAGGACATGACTTTGAACTGATCTCTAAAAATGCGTATCCTCCTAATGACTGTTCTTTTTCTATGTTTTATCCGGAGCAGGCCATAGAGAAATATCCGTCAAGAAAACCTTATTTAGGATGGGTAATAACAACTAAAGAGCAGATGGAAAACCAGATTGATTTAGCCATTAATTATGGTATAGATTACTTTATGTTCTGTTTTTATCTTCCTAGTAATGTCGCAGAAGCAGTGGATCAAGAAGGAAACCTAGTGATAAGTGTGATAGAGGAGAATTCTTATAATAATGCTATATATAAATTCATGGAGGCTTCCAACAACTATAAAATGAAATTCTCAGTTATGTTATGTGATCATGGGAACAGAATGACTTCAAAGATATTGTATCAGTTTATGGATTATATTAATTCGAAGTTTGTAAGTCATAATTCATATTTGTTTATGAATGGCAGACCGGTAATAGCCCTTTTTGATATTTCCTTCACTTCAAAAGTCCATAATAATCATCATATAGGTGGCAGTGTATTATTACTTAATACTTTCAATCCTGTATATGGGGGTATTAATGGAAGAATGTCTTATGCGGGGGCTATTCCATCCGATGTGGGATTGTTGGATTACGGTAGGCTAAGCTCCTTTAATATAGGAAAGATTTCCTCAACCTACGGGCTTTCTCCAAGTTTATTGGATATTCCTACTGTAGCTGTAGGAAGAAATGAATATCCAAGAGCGGATTTTGTAACAAAGAATGAGAGTAATACTGTGGCTTTTAAGGAACCTTCTAAAGAAGAATTACTTGATTCAATAAAAGGTGTAATAGAACTTCTTCCTAATTTTTCTTCTGGGGATCAGACTGTATTGCTATATGCTTGGAACGAGATAGGAGAGGGAGGGTTCTTGCTTCCGTCAAGAGGAATAACCACTACGGTGGCTAATGAATTTCCTTTATTGAATGATGATGGAGAACAGGAAAAAGATAATGATGGAAATCTTTTATATTATAGTTTATACAAACTTGAAGCTGTAAAAGAAGCTAAAGATTATTGGGAGTCTGTATGATGAAATTGAGAGTTGTTCATATTTGTAGATGATCAGAAATATTCCATTAATATATTGCTTGACTTTTTAATTAGCCCTGACAAATATAGCGATTTGTTCATGAATGTAAAATATTTGCATGGAATTTATTATCTTTGCATCGCACATAGCGATGTGCATCAGGATTTGGACGGTTCCGATATAGTTTCGGACCGTCTTTTTTTTGTTTTCACACTGGTTGGTCTTGTGTATGTTTATCTAATATGTGACAAGGGCAACTGTCTTTCCCAGATTGCCGCCCTTCCTGTTCAATAATGATTAGTAATCAGGTATAACAAAGGTATACAAAGATATAAAACAATCTTATTAAAAATAATCGGTAATGTAAAATCTTGTGATTTATATTGCAAATTACAATTATATACGTATTTTTGTGCAAAAAATATAAAGTATATGAAAAGGTTGGTTATAGCCTCATTGTTTCTGCTTCGTTTTTTTGCGGTAGGGGTGGGGATGACATCATGCGGTGATGCCGCTAAAGTGTATATTTGTACAGGTCCGAAAGCCAGGGTATATCACAAGACGGACGAATGCCGTGGGCTGGACAGATGTTCGGGAGATGTAGAATCCGTAAGTCTTGAACAAGCTAAGGGTATGGGTAGGAGAGAATGTAGAATATGTTATAAATGAGTGGTATGAAAAGTTACTATGAAATACTTCAAGTAAGCCGAGATGCTAAAATTGATGAGATATTGGCAGCCTATAGAAAAAGAGTGTTGGAATCCCATCCTGATAAAGGAGGAACCCCCGATGAATTTCAGATGGTGAGAAAGGCTTATGAAGTATTGTCTTCAAACCGAAGGATGCTATATGATGGATGGCTAAAAGCTGAAGAAGAAAAAGAACGGATAGCAAAAAGGAAGAGGGAAGAAGAAATAGAAAAATATTGGAATGGCATCATTGTACCTAAAATAAAATCCTATGCAAAGGATATATTGAATCAATATTGCGATAACTGTTCTTTAAAATGGGTTATTTTAAGTTCATTTGATTCTAATTCCACAATCTTTTCCAATCCTCCATTAAAGCCAACAGTGAAAGGTGGAGCTTTGGCTATTAAAAATGCTATATTGACAATAAAAGATGTGCATACCTCTTTTAGTCAAATAGATATAATAAAACTTACTGCAATATGTGATGCCATTATTAAAGGGAGCATTAATATTAATGAAACTGATAATGGCTCTGAATTTGAAAGAAGAAAGAATATTTATAGAAAAAATATAGATGCTTTCTTGAAACGATATTGTGAAAGTGAGGCCTTGTATTCTCGGATAAAAATGCAATTGGAATTAAACAGCTCTATCTATTCAGATCTTAATGAAACTGCTGCAAACGAGGTAATTTCTGCTGAAATAATAAAAAGGGCTATAGCGATAGTTAAAGCAAAAGGCGTTCCTTATAATTTTAAAGGTCTTATTAAATTAGAATCTATTTGCAATAAAATAATATTAGGCAAAATCCATATAAATAAGTCAACAGACAAAAATAAGGAGGATGAATCTGGAAATTTTATTCAAAAACACTTTTATTCATTTATAAGATTTGTGTTTTTTATTATTGCATGTGTTATTATATATATGGTTTATTATGAAATAGATAAAGAATGGTCTCGCGAAATAAAAAGTGCGAATGAGGGGAAAACCTTGTCTAATATGAATGAAATGGGAGCTTCCATAGATAAAAAAAAAGTTTATCCTAAGCAATGGTCATACGATTTTTCTGAGAAATCTAAACGGGAAATTCCTAAACAGCACCAAAAATCAGATAATACCAATTCTAGTGGTACGGATATGACATCAGAGTATATTGAAAGACATTTCTCAACAGGTGATATTCCGTTCAAATCATTTTATGGAAGAGGACTGTATGATAGTATTTCCTTAAGCGAATTGAGATTGATAAACAGCACGTCAACAGATGCCGTTGTCTTATTGGAAAACATTTCGGGGGAGATTATAAGGAATGTTTTTGTAAAACAAGATAATTCGTATACGATGAGACAAATACCTGAAGGAAGATATATTGTGAAAATAATGTATGGAAATTCATGGAATTCAGAAAAATATAATGGGAGTGGTATGCCGTCAGGTGGATTTATGAAAAATGTATCGTTTAGTAAATCCAAATGGAAAGATTCTTTTGACTTTATATTTGAAAAGGATGATGATGGAATCAATTATCCTACCTATTCTTTGACTTTGCATAAAGTCAAAAACGGCAACATGTCTACTGAAAAGATTAATAAGGAAAGTTTTTTTAATTAACATATTATGAATAAAAAAATTATGTCTTTGATTATTTCTATAGTTATATCAATTATATTTATGACTTTATTTTCGTGCATTTTGGTTCTTGTAGGACAAGAAGGAACTTTACTGCAATTCGTTTTTATTGGATTGGCAGTGTATATTGGAAAGTATTCATATTCACGTCTTATTGATTACTATAATAGAAAGCAGTAACTTTGGGTTGTAGTTTTGCATTGAAAATGTTGGTTTTGTAAACTTGCCGTAATAGTTTCATCTTTGCATCACGTAACAAGTACCAGATGTTATAGATGATTGATTATTCTGCCAAGAGGGACGTTTAATATATCTTTATCTGTAACTAGCACTTACTACGGATCTTCTTTTGTATTAGTTCTGTTATTTATGAATTAAAAAAATAAATTCATCTAATTAGATATCTACTAACTAATATTACGAAAGAATTTTGATTTACATTTTGAATCGAAATATAATTTAGAAACATATCTAAATTACTATCTAATTGTTAGTCTTATTTTTAGATTAAAAATTAAATATCTATTTTTGCAAAAAAACAAATGGTTTTTGATGAATTTTTAAAACTGAAGGTGAACTTTTAGGGTTCTGTTATTGTTATGATTAATCTAAAGACTAAAGCTGATGAGAATTACGATGCTTTTGTATTATTGAAGGATAATGGCAAACTTAATTCTTCAATACATTGTGCTTATTATTCAGCTTTTTTATTATCTATATATTCATTATGTGTGAGATTTGGATATCTTTATGAAGATATACAGAATAATTCAAGAGGAAAAGATAGTCATGCTTATATCAGGAATGAGCTGGGAAATAAGATACATCAAGCGAAACCATTAGATTGTGTTGAGTTTCACACTTGCCTTGGTAAATTAAAAAAGGAACGGAAAAAAGCTGATTATTCGAAAAATCTGGTTACAAATAAAGATGTAGTAAATATACAAGATACTATAGATAAATTCAGAGATTTGATAATTACAAAATATATTTGATTATGGATGCAGTAAAAGATTTTATCATTGAACGATTAAAGAAACTTAGTAATATGTTCAAGGGCATTTCTATCAAATATGCGTTTGACAGTATAACTGAATTTCATATAATTGAGATATCACCGGAAAATATTAGAAGAAGAGATGATGAATACATAAGGTGGGAGTCTGATATGTGGAATGATTTCTTTGCCATGTTCCCAGATGAGGATTTGCTTATTTCGGAGCCTTGCGAGTCTAATGATATGCATAATGTGTTATTTGACAATATTCCGATTGTGGATAGTGGCAATTTGCTTTATTGTATAGATTTAGATTTTGGTGAGATGGATTCTTTTTTAAATATTGACACTATAGATTTGTTAGCAGCGTGATTATGGCAGAAAAAGTAGCAAGTTTCCGTTTAAAGGAATATAAGATAAATAAGGCTAGTATAGAATTTGATCCTGATAAACCTCTGTCTAAAATGTCAATAGAGATCGAGAGAAAAGGTGATATAGAGGAAAATAATATTTATAGGATAAATATGTATATTGGTGTTTCTGATGAAACGAACAATTTCAAAATCAGTGCAAACATGGTAGCTTTGTTTGAATTTGATTCTGAAATATCTGAAGAGAATAAAACTAGTTTTGTAAATTCGAATGCGCCAGCCATTTTGTTCCCCTACTTTAGGGCATATATATCTACATTGACATCTCTTTCTGGAATGCAACCTGTTATCTTGCCGACAATAAATTTTGCTAGAATGCTGGAACAGCAGGAGAAATAAGATAACATTAAAGGGTTATCATTATTGGTAACCCTTTAATGTTATCGTTTTATTGTCTATACACCTTTTCAACTTCTTTTTTCACTTTTTTAGTGATAGTCTGTTTCTTGTATTTTTTTTCCATATCTGGGTATTCCGGATGTTCTTCCAACCATTCTTTTTTATCTTCGGCTTCGTCATGTTTTCTTTTGAGTTTTAGGAACTCTTTTTCATTTTTCAAAGTTTCCTTCTCTTTTTCATTGAGGTTGTTGATGATGTATTTCTTTTTTATTTCAGAGTCTTTCCTTTTAGATGTTCCGTCTGAATAGGGCAGTTTCTTTCTGTAGTCATTAAACAGTTTTCCAGCCTCATACATCTTGTTCAGATATTCATAAGGTCCCATATCCTTGTATAGTTTCTCGGCCATTTCCTTTCGTTGGGATTTGGGAAGGTTGATTAGGAACATAAAATCTACAAGGTCGGGGCGTCCTTCCCTTATGGCGGATTCGGCTCCCAGATAAATGTTTTCCAGTGTCTCTACATTTAATCCGGCAAATTTCCCTAATTTGGCGGCCAGCTCCCTTTGTACATTCAGGTTGAATCCGTCTTTTACCGCCTCGCTTATCAGATTTGACATCTCTGTAATGAATGAGAGAGGATCATATTTGTTCCCTTGTGATATGGCGTTGACAAACTGTCCAATGGAAGTTCCTCCCAAGGAACTTAAAGCAGCAGATAAAAATATGCTTTTCAATTGTTCATCAGTGAACCATAAATCCTCATCCCCGTCCCCGTATCCGAATATGGCGTAGATATTGGATATGAGTGGTGCTGTGATTCCTGCAATACCATATCCTCCTGCCGCCCACAAGCCTCCCATTACAAATAGTCCGAAGGTGGCTTTCCTCAGCCCGGTAAGATAGCTGCCCATCATTGTTCTTTGGGCTTCGTCTTTATTCATTCCGGATTCAATGTTCAGATTGTATATCCTTTTTGCTCGTGCCATTTCAAGAAGCCCCTCAATACCCATCCGCTGGTATCCTATGTTGCTGCTTTGGTAAGTGGTCAGCGCCTTGTAGAACACATTGCCGCTTGCCTGCATGGGGGACATCATTTCCGGGCTGGAACTCTGCTGGCTTTCATTGAATGCTATTTCAGCGTTGTATTTGGCTAAATTGGCGGCTTCCTCATTGCCCAGACCTCTTTTTTGCGCACGTTTATATTCAAAATTGTAAACGGCTCTCGCTCCGGCCGCACATGTCAGCGCATCAATAAGCTTGTTGGGATACATGCCTGCATTGGTAAGTTTCTCCAGCTTGTTTTTGAATGCATTTTCATCCTTTAATGCTTCGATCCCCATATTTCCCGTATCAACCCGTTCTTCAAAAGAAGGAAGATACTCCTTCGCCCATTTCATGTTTCCTGCCGGGGTGAATATGTATTTGAACAAATCAGCCTGATACCCCGGATTTCCGCTGTATGCGGAAAATGCCGGATAGGAGAGCACCTGCTTCATTGCGGTGTTGAGTCTGAATGCGATATTGGAACCTGCCCAATACCTTAGTATCTTGTTTAGTCCGTTGTTGAGCGAGTCTTGTTTCTGCTTGTCGTTGAAACTCCGTACGGCCACCTCCGCCGCTCTCATGAAGATATCAAACATTCCTTTATGGTTCGCCTCCATATAGTTCTTGAAAGCCTTGCTTCCCCGCAGGAAATTAAGATCCTGGCGCAGCTCAGCCGTTGCCGCCCAAGTTTCCATATCTCTTCCGTATTTTAGCATCAGATCAAAAGCGTTTCTGCTAGTGTCCACCTTCAGGGTATTTATCGTACGGTTGATTATGTTTCCGGTTATTGTGCTTGGCATACCGATGATTGTTTCTCCCAGCTCCCCCTTTTCACGGATTTCGGATTTGGCTATGACCATAGGGAAATAATTCTCCCGTGAAGCCATGCTGGTTCCCGTCATTCTTACATGGACCGGATTGTACCTTTCTTCTCGTAGCCTTGGAAAGAAGTCGTCTGTGATCCATTCTCCGAGTTTCATGTATTTATCGCCTATAAAGGATTCTATCTCGGTCATGCTGTCTTCCGTCCATCCGTCCGCCTCTAGCTTCATCTTTCCGTCCGGCTGTCTCCATGTGAGCCATACATAGAACGCCTGCCCTTTGTTTAGGTTTGCCTCATACAGGTCGCCCTCCTTATGGTAATTGCTGTCGTACATATATTGTTTGTGAATCCTTTTTTCTGATTTTTGAGAATCCCTGAATACATTTTCCATTGATTTTCCGAACAGTTCCTTTATTTTTTCTTCCAGTTCTTTGTTGTAAGCCTTTACCCCCAAATATATCCTATCGTTGGCTTCCACCACTCCATGACTGCTTTTCATGAAATAATCGTATAAGGGGCCTTTTCCTATGGCGTGGTTCCTGTCTATGGCTTTCAGCAGATAATCGAAACTATACATGGGATAGGCGATAAAGTCACCGATGCTTTGCAATATGGACACAGTTTTTTCCATATTTGTTTCTTTCTCGTTTATACCTTTTATTCTTTTATCTTTTACGGCATTTATTCCCATGCTGATAATTCTTCCCCGGTGCGCGGCTTTTTCCTTGTTCAGCATGGCAAGGCGGCTTTTCCCGGTATCAACAAGTTCTTTCAATTCATTGTACACATTATCGGTTATCCTTATTAACTCTTCCTGCGCTACGGGTATCTGTGCAGCTATTTTCTCAGCCTCCTGCAGATAAAACTTTCGTGCTTCACCCTTGTTGTTGTAGGCGGCTCTTCTGGTGGTCACAAGATCGCCCTCCAGTTTGTCCAGATCTCGTTTCATTTTTCTGGATTCGGCCAATAGTTCGCGTATGGAAAGAGAATCATACTCATCGGCCATAGTCTGTGTGAACACACCTGTTCCTTCCGCCGCTTCATCCATGGCATTCTCTAGCTCTTCCCGGCGCTTCCGTATCTCTTCAACGGATTCAAGTTCTTTAGTTTTCAGCAGTTCGGCTCTTTCTTTTAATAGATTATCCCTTCGGCTTTTCATTTCATTCTGCTGACCGGTAAGTATGGTGATGCTTTCAGGGGATGTCTCAGATTTTATGAGTTTTCCCAGTTTTACAATTTCGCTTCTTACGGCACGGAGTTCACTGTCAGCGCTTGTTAGCAACAGGTCTTTGTAAGCGGATCGTATACTGTCAAACACACGTCTGGTAGCCTCATCAACAACTATCCCTTTTGATACGCCTCTTGTATCCTGCCCGGAAAGCTTCGTTTTTATCATTTTTTGCATCCTTTTCACCGAACTGTCATATTGGGCATAGTTTATCAACTTTTCAACAAGATTTAGTGGTTCCTTGAGTTTATTTGTTGATGCGGCCTTGTTTACTTGGGCAATCAGTGACTTTATCATATGTGGCCCCATTTCTTCTCCCGCTTCCTTGGTCAGTCTTTGATCTATAAAGGAAAGCATGGCTCTTGACGCAGTCTCGTATTCCTCTTTATTTCCTTTTCGTGCCTGATCCAATTGCTTTTTCAATTCCCGTATCTCTTCTTTCAGATTTTTAATAATCTCCTTCTTTTCTTCCTTTCCTGGAATACGGAACAAGGTCTCTCCCTGAGGAACAGACGGGATGGTACGTGAACTGCCTGAGAACTCACCAATTCCCAGTTTTGAACGCATGACGGTTTCCTTTGCCACATCAACAGGATAGTTTGACTGTTTCAGTCTGTTGTGGCTTTCATAAAGGATGTATCTCAGCTCATTGTCCGTCAGTTCAAATCCCAGATTCACTTTCGCTTTACGGAGCATGTCTATAAAGAAGGCTTTGATTCGTGTCCACAAGGACTGCTCCGCAAAGGTAGCCGGTCCACGATTCAAACGGTCTGCCATATATTCTTCAGTTGCTGTACGGATGGATATGTTCTCATTTTCCGCCATCCGGTTGATGGCCTGTCTGATTGATGGTGCGGCATTGTTGTATACATTGTCAAGGAAGGTATCGAAGTCCTTTCCGAACAGCTCACGCAATCCCTTATGTGCCACCACCTCATGGAATATAGTCGCCTGTGCGTCCTCCACGGATGTTGTGTTTGGCATATATAGATATACCTTGTTCTCCTTTGGTGAGTACCATCCTTTGATATTGGCTCCTGATTCGATACGTCTGCGCGCCTCGCCTTGTGGTAGCTGGTCTTCGGAAGTGATTTTTTCTATAGGTGTATGAAGAGACTCAGAAAGTTCATTCACTGCTGTATTCATGGGAGCAGACACAGAAGCATAAGCCTCCAAAGCGTCGTTTATAAATATCTGGTCTTCTCGTGCTACATCTTCCGTTTCCGAAGCAAGAGTATTGCGGCGTTTCTCAGGTGTCATATTCATACGGGATTGTACATTACGTGCTTCAACTTCACCTGATAGTTCATTGTATCTGTCGTTTTCTCCACCAAGTCCAAATTTTTCAATAAGAGATTGATACTCATTATAAGCATCCTCATATCCTTCTTTATCATAACCCCGCACCCAAAGATTGAATCCCTTATCAAAAGCATTACGGCTGGGGATAAAGCCATCCCCAAACTCGAATCCATCTGAGTGATATTCATTTACCAAAGCATTATAAACATCCATCTGTGAAGCGTCTTCTCCAAGTTCCTCACGCTTGTCAGCAAACTCTTCAATCATGGACCAGGCATCGCGCTTTTCTTTTAATGCGTCAAGGTATTTTCTATAAGTCATACTGTTTCCACCACGAGCGAATCCTTCAATTGATTGTACGGCATGCTGTACCTCATGCGCTAAGATAATACGGAAATCCGCCCTGTCTAGAACAAACTCATTCACACGTATCAAGTTTTGGCTTCCATAATAAGTCGCTCCCGTATTGCTTGTAGGGGCGTTGTATATCTCCACGCGTATCTGCTTCAACTCCGGATAAGTCTTAAACAAATTCTCATCCTTCACATAATCGTCAAGATAACGCACGTCGTTCGCTTCGTATGTGGCGCGAAGTTCTTCTGCCTTTTCTGATAATTCATCAAAACGGGCTGCTTCTTCTTCCGTCAGCTCTACTCCATCAAACAGTTTGTCGCTTAGCGCATCATACTCTTTGCCCCATGACAGGTTGGACCAAAGTCTGTTTTTTCGCGCAAGTCCTTTCGGATCAATCTCGAAATCCTCCACTTCATATCTCCATTTTCCGTCAGCCCCACGTTCCCAACCTGTAGCCTGCTTGATTTTCCTAGCATTTTCTTTTTCATTTGTTTGGAGAATCGAAAGCAAACGCTTATCTTTGACATCAGATAAAGGCGAGTTACCATCTATTCCAGCTTTTTGTATTGTTGGGGCAATGGATAGTAATTTGCCTTTCTCTATGTTAGTCAGTTTGTGGTCATAATACCGTTCTCCATTGTTTTGATTGGCGATAACAGCTTTCACAGTATAGTCAACACCGGCTATTTTCAATCCACATACATAATAAGAGAATGATTTTACACCGGGATATTTCTCCAAATCTTCGTTGGCAAGTTCTTCAATGAAGACGGAGTTTTCAATAATCTGAGGTACGGCTGCGATAGATTGCAGATGTTCTACATCCTTATAATCATGCTGCAATATTTCACGAATACCTCCCCGACTATTGCCTCCTGTCACAGAGATAATAGCTCCCGTATCTTTATTGATATATTCTCCACGTAATGACTTTCCATATTCCAACGCATTTTTTTTGTACTGTTTCAAGTCATCGCTCGGTTCTATCTCTTTACCCGTAATCTCTATCGGCTCACTCTTCCGCAGCTTCTCAATGCGCTCTTTCTTCGTATTGAAAGCGGATTCCATCTCTCGTGCCACATTCAGGTTATCAAGGCGGGTAGTTGCTTCCTCTGCCTTATCCAGTTGGGATGCGCCTTTCTCTCCAATAAAACGATATCTTACATCCGCTTTTCTTGCATTGAATCGCTTGGAAGGAGGAATAACATTACCTTTGTCGTCACGGGTTATCAGGTCATTCAGTTTTCGGTTGTTTTTTGTATTCTTGTAGCGGTAATCGCTCCTGTCATCATATCCCCATTCGTTGATATCATTCCCGTCCCAATATAGATTTTCAGCCGGTACTTCTTCCTTCATAATTCTGTAATTGCCGTTTAAGGCATGTTCTCCATGAACTTTTACATAGGATTCAGACAGGGAAACCCAGTCACCGTTTCTTACCTTTCCTTCTTTCAATGATTTTGGAACGGCACGATAGATGGTAACGGTCGGTTTTTCTCCTTTGTCAATGGCAGACAATGCTTCATTGATTGCGGCGGCACTTTCATTTCTGTATTGATCCCTGTTCATGCGAAGCTGCTCATTAAAGGATTCGCGTATCTGATCTTTGTTTGCGGCAATGTCAACCATGTTTTTATCAATACCTTCCTCATCATAAGAGGGGGCGCGGTGTGCCATTCTGAATTCATCGGCGGAAACATAACCGTTTCTTCGTGCGGATTCGTGTATGATGTCACGCATACGGGCTTCATTATTTTCTTCCATAGCCTTGAAATAGGCCTCATCCATCTCTTCATCCGTCATCAGTTCAAATTCCTTTAGACGCTTCTTTTCCGATTCGGCTTCTTCCTCTGCACGTTTACGGGCGGCTTCCATCATGTTACGGGCTTTCATTTCCTCTTGCACGTATTCATCTCTCAAGGCATCCACATCACCGAACTTTTCATACAGCTCTTTTTTGATCGGAGAAAAAACTTTTACGAATTGCCCTAATGACAGGTTGGAGTTCTGGAGACGCACATTTCTGCTGATTGATTTGAAAGCATAACTTGCGCCACCCAGATTTTTCATTTTCATGGATTGTGCGTACTTTTTTACATCGGCTTCATCAAGGTTGTGCTTGTTGGCGAAAGAGCTTATTTCCTCATTTCCAACCTCGCGAAACCGGATGTCACTGCCTTCGGAAGCAAGTATCTCATTGCTTTCGTCATTCATTGCGTGTAAGCCGGAATATTCGGCTTCAAGTTCCTGCTGTTCCTGGTTCAGTTCCTGTTGCTCGGAGAAAACAGCGTCTCTCTCAACAGAGTCATTTTCGGCTTTTACCAGAATATCCTCCAGTTCTATCTTTCCGTCCTCTATTTCGGCCAGTCTTGTTTCTATGTCCTTCATTCTGTCCGCATTGGCGGATTCTATGGAAGGTGCAAGTTGCACAGAATTCACGCTCTTGTATTCAGAGAACGGCTTTGTCTTTTTTACAGAAGAATCAATCCATTTATAGAACTCATCCTTCGTTACTTCTGTAATGGCACTTATTCGGTTTTCCCAACCGGGAGAATAGTTTGCAAGATAAGAGGAACGTGCCTCATCCATAGACGGAAAACCGTACATTACCTTACTTTCGTCAAATTCACCCTTTTCATTGAGCTGGTCTACTACAAACACATTTCCTTCGGACGGATTGTCTGACAGGAAGATGTCTATATGGTCACCGTCCACGGCTTTCGTACCACGGATATAACCGTAGTCGTTGTTCATGGTAATGCTCCATTCCTGCCCGTTGGCATCCCTTCCGCTACGGACAGAACCTTTGGGATTCTCGATGGTCACATCGTATCCGTCAATCCTGACATGACCTTTTTTGTAGTTGCCGGCCTCCTTCTGCGCTTCAGTAGGAGAGGTGTCGACCATTTCGCGTGCTTCCGCGATATGGTCTAGGAGTTTGTTTGTGGATGTGTTATCTTGTACATTGTCATTCTGAGGATGCAGTCCTTCATCAGTCTGTCCTTCCATTTGTCCGGATTTTCCTTGATATCCTTCAGTTCCGACGGCATGAACAGGTTTTTCTCCTTGCAGAACCGCATCGCCTCTTTCGCGTATGCCAAATATTCCTCCTTGCTCATCGCTTTTACGCGTTCCGATTCCTTCGTCAGTTGGATTCTCTCTTCTGTTGTCATATTCTTGTTGCTTTATTATTTCATCGGCAAATGTATTATAAAATTCAGACTTTTCCTCATTCGAATAGACATTTGATTCAGAAAAGGCCTCATCATTAACCCATGCTTCATATTCATCCGGAGACATGTGGTATTGTTCTTGGTAGAACTGTTCTTTCAGTTCATCCTCATATTCTTTTTCCGCATCTATGGCGCGTTGCGCTTCTGCGGTTCTGTTGTTTCTTATCATATTGCTGATATCACCAAAAGTTCGGCTTTGTTGTAGAACGGATAGGATCGCGTTTGTGCCGGCCATGCCGGTATTGTCATTTTCCAGTCCTTCTTTCGCCACTATTGCCGGATAACTTTCATGGGCGATGCTTATCAGTCTGTCTCCGGCTTCTTCTACGGTCATACCCCCCTTCTCTTTTTTTCTGAAGATGGAAAGAAATGGCGTCAGGTCTTTGTGACTTAAGCCAGTCATGTTTCTGACACTTCTTTCTCCTGTCATTTGCAGGAACAGGGATTTTCCCAGTACCAAGGATGCAAGCTCTTCCAAAGTTTCCGGCTCGGTACGTGACAGAATTTCCTGAACAAGAGGATTTTCCGGAAGCTCCGTATCCGTTATTGACTCAGATATTTTCGCAGCAGGCTTCTGAATACTATTTTTCCTGCCAGTGTCCGGAATTCCCTCTGGTCCCATGCGTTCTTCACCTGTTCCCTTAGCTTCGGGTCTCTTCTCAGTTCCTCTTTCTTTGCCTTGTTCGCTTGTTTCTGAAACTGGTACGGGCTCATTTGTGTCATTTCCATTCGTGCCAGTCTTACTGCTTTCTGATATTCCATTTGTTTGGTTATTATTAGTTTCTGTTATGGGTATGACAGAGTTGTAGAAATTCTTTATTTCTTCATTCTCCGCTTTTGCTTCTCTAATAGCGTCCCTTATCTCATTTCTTTTTCCCCGTGTGGCGGATGACAGGGATTCATTCAATTTAGCTATCTGTGCATCACTCGCCTCTATATCCTTTCTCAAGTCATCCAGAGCGGTTTCAAGTGATTCTGTCAGATTTGTGTATTGGAATGACTGCTGTGGCGTCAGAGATTCATAATCAATACTTCCGTCCTTCTTTTTAGGAAAGGAGGATATAAGTTTGTCCAGTTCGGATTTTTCGTAAGTCGGACTCTCTGTGCTTTCCTGCAATGGTTGGTTTCCCATCTCTTTTCCTTCAGGAGCGGTTTCATTTGTTGAACTCTTGGATTTTTTCACCCAATCGGTGTACTCTTGGACGGGAACCGCACCTAACTGGTATGCTTCATTTTCCAATATATTCATTGATACCTCATCGCTTTTGACCTCATTGTACTCATCGGTTGGAACGACAAACATACCTCCGATTTCCTCATCAAAACCGATAATGGTCATACTTTCTCCTTCTGGAGTGATATAGGAGGCGCCGATTTCCGGAGCCGCTTCCGCATCATCTTTTCTTTGTGCGTCAAATAGCGACTGTTTGTATTTGAAATATTGCTCTTCTGTCACGAGTACGGAACCTGTTTCATTACCGTTGTTGTCTATGATCTTCCCGGACCATCCGCCGGGAACTTCCTCATCAAGTACTATCTCTTTGCCTCCTGTATATATCTTGTCACCTTTTTCGGGTTGTAATGCAAGTACTTCCGGACTGAATTTCCGAATTAACTCTTCCTGTCTTCTATTTTCATCCTCTTGTGCGTATTCAGTCCGTATTCCGGCTTTGTCCACATTGTCTTTCATGGCCCGGAGTTGTTCATCGCTGACAGAAACCGGCTCCCGACTTCCTTCCATGAGTACGGACCAATTGCCCATTGTATCCTGACCAACAACAGAAATGCCGGTCACTGTGCCATTATCATCCGCTATGCTGAATGTCTGTCCTGCGGATATGGGCTGTGCTTCCATGATTGCGGCATCGGCGTTGTATGCGCCAAGCATTTGTTCAAGAACTTGATCCCGTCCGACCATTGAGATCTCTGTGTCTGCATTGATTCTTACAGTCTTGGCATTATTCTCATCAAATGAGGCGAATATCGGACCTTCTGGACCGTTTTCCAATGGCACTACCATGAGTGTGCCTGTTTCTCCGGGTTGCCCAGTGGCATCTATACCATTTATGACAACTCCGTAACTGTGCTCCTTGTCTCCGAATCTTCCTAACGGAATAGTGACAACTTGTCCTTGGGGAGACATTTGCTGGACTTTGACAGCCGCCTGTTCATATTCGGAAGCATGAGCCTCATCCAATGCGTCCTCAACTGCGTCATGACGGTCTTTCTGCCGTAGGTAGTCCGTAGCCAAACGTCTGGTCTCTTCGTCCATGACATCCAGCATTTCCGCACGTTGGGCGTCATTGGCACCGGCAAGCGCATCTATGGCTTCATCATCCAGTACGGATGAAAGGCGTTCACGGGAAACTTCCTCACGGAGGACTGTCGTGCGCATGGCTACTGGATCATGAGTTGTATAGATATCCGTTCCCTCTTCTTGTGCTGCCGTGCGCTTTTCGGACTCCTCACGGGTCTGCTCTCCTGCAATGTCCTCCATGGCATTGTTCTTCGCAATGTCAAACGCATATTCTATCTCGGCCTTTTTCTCTTCCTTGCTGAGGCTACCGTCATTCATGGTTTCTTTGATGAAAATCCTTATGTCGTCATTGCCACGTTCTTTTGACATACGTTTCAGTTCGGACAGTTTCTCCTGTTGTTCTTTGGTCATGTTTCCGAAAGCCGCATTCATCTTCTGGCGGTGTCTTACCCTTTCAGCCCCCATGCTTCCAAGTCCTAATAAGCCGAAAGCGACGGAAGTGGGAGCCAGTCCAAGGAATGTGTCTATATTGTTGTCAAGGTCTGTGGCTTCTTCCAAGGTCATTTCACCTAACGGGACATTTGCAAGATTATTATACACCTCTTCCATATATTCTTCGGGTAGCCCGTGGAACTGCGCTTTTTTTGCGGCTTCTTTGAAAGTAGGGTTGTCCTTTATCTCCCTGTATAGCTTACCGGCCCTGTTCGTTATATATTTCATGAATTCACTTGCGCCACCGGGAACGGTCTCTTCCACATTCTTCCATATTCCTTTGCCCAGTCCTTTGAATGCGTTGAAAATCATCTCGGATTGGTTCTCAAGAAAAGTGGAAGCGATTGATTTGCCGATGGCTTTACCCATATCCATTCCTCCTTCACGTCCTCCATAAGTCAAGTTTCCATCCTTGTCAACATCAAACAGAATATTCCCCATCATTCTGTCTTGTGCTCCTGCGGTGACACGCGCCAGTCCTGTTGTTCCTTCCATTCCTGCTGCGGCCAAAGCGTCTCCGGCAAGACGTGCCCCCATTTTTGACATTCCTTTTTTCATGGCGGACGCGCCGAATTTCTTCATACCGTATTTTAGAATGCTTTTGGCTATTCCCTCACCTGCCGCCGATATCGGGTTTATGGCGAATTCCAGCATGAACGGGATACTGGCTCCTGTGGTTTGTCCAGCCTTGTATCCTCTTCCCAAATCGGAGGAATAATAGGCGTTGACCGCCATGTTGGTGACAGCGGCGTCAAGCAACTTCTCTTCAGAAGGTGAGAGCTTTTCTCCTTTATCCGCTTTCTCCACCACATTTTTCAGACGGATGCCGCCTATCATGTCGGATATGCCTAAAGTCCATTGTTTGGGATCAAATGCGGTATCGGCGAAACCACGCGCTAGACCGCTAAAAAAGTTTGTTTTTCCTTTCTTCCCGGCTTCCTCTATAATATTGTTCGATTCATCAATAAGGTCTTTCGCCCCTTCCAAATAAGTCCTTTCTCCTCGGTACTGTGCTAATGTAGAATCTTCCCTTGTATTCATTCTGGCATTCACCATCGCATTACCGGAATCGTTTCTTAGTATTTTCTTTTGTTTGGTAATCTTTTCCTCTATGTTATCAAGGTCTTTGTTTACTTCATTGGTCAGGGTGCTAAGATGGGAGCCTACGCTCTTTTTGACAAATCCGGCAAGATCACGCTTCATGTCTGTACCGTAACGTGAAGTTATCTCTTTATTGTATACGTCCTGATATGATTCCAATTCCTTGCTAATGACCTCTCCGTAGGTCTTCTGAAACGCTTCGTTTGCTTTTTGGTTAAGTTCGTTCCCTTTATATTGTTGTGACAGCTTCCTGTATTCGTCTGAGGCAAGAAACCGGTTGGCATATTTGTCTTGAATCTCCTTCTGTATTCCGGCCATTTCTTCCGAAAGCTGTCTTCCTCTTTCTGTCAGGGCAAACCTGTCACGATAGTTGTTATATACATCATTCATGGACGATATGGAACGCGGGGTATATTCCTTGTCCAAGCGGCTTTCTTCTTCAACCGTAAATAGTTTGTCCAATTTTCCTTTGTCCATATCTACTTTCAATCTTTCTCCCAAATTTATCGGAGAAAATTGATATCTAGCTGAAACCTCCGCCTTGTCTGACTCCATTTGCGATGTGGAGGGGGGGATAAACTGAAAGTTGTCTTTTGAATGCACTTGTTCACGTAAGCCGGGACGTGTGCTGGGATTATAGTTTCTCATATCAAAAATCCTGTCCGCTTCCTCCTGTGTTCCGACACCACCTGAATATGTTCTTGAAACAGGGTCATATCCGTTGCCTGTTTGAAAGTAATCAGACTTTGGAGTTTGAGGGGTGTTGTTAGGTTGCTGTATTTGTACAGAGGAATCAACTGGTTGCATGAATTGATTAAAGTCCTCATATGAGTCAGAGTATCCGGTCTTATCCTTTAATACGTCATATACTTTCTTTCTGGCTTCCTCATTTTCATCCATGAATTTGTTAAAATCCTCATATGAGTCAGAGTATCCGGTTTTATCCCTTAATACGTCATATACTTTCTTTCTGGCTGTATTATTATCTTGCATGATTCATGTTATTTTAGTGACCAACTATTATTCCCCTTCAATGACCATGATTTGTTTTCCGGTTTTGAAGAGGGATTGAACGCTTCTCCGCTTTCCACTTTTTGCTGTTTCCCATAAATGGAGAGAATATAATCTCTCATGCCTTTTATGGATTTGGGGCGTTCATCCGCCTGAAGGCCGAATGTTTTTTCCAAATCGTTATACATTAGTGCGACATCTTCATTTTTATTCAGGTCATAGGCTCTTGTACTGCCGGAAAAGCCTTTTTTTCCACTTATGCGATATGAAGGATATTTATTTTTTTTGCCATTTTGCTTTTGAGAATCATTATCTATTCTCATTAGACTGATTCCCTCTGTGGCTTTATTATGTCTTTCGATTTCCGCCTGTTTAGCGGCGTTTTCTTCCGCCTTACGTTTGGATTCAGCCGCTTTTGCAGCCTGCTCGGTTTCAAACTTATATGTGTTCCAGTTGTATTCCCGTTCTGCTGCTGCTTGTTGTGCCTTCCATCGGTCTTGACGGGCCTTCTCTACATCTATTCTCGCTTGCTCGGCCCTGTCACGTGCGATCGCTCCGATATAGTCCTGATAATTCTGACGTGACAGATTGTCCCTGTATTGGCGTATTCTGTCAATACGTGCTTGGCCTTCACGTCCGGCTCCTGAAAGATTCATTGACGGATTGCCTCTTCGTGTCCTTACCACATTCACCAGATTGGCCAGAACACTTCCTACAGCATTGATGCTCTCGGCGGCACGTAAACGTCTTTCGGCGTTAATCCTGTCTTCCTCGCTTTGTAACGGGTCCCTTCCTCTCAAGGCTTCTGCAAGTTCGGTGTAAGATAATCCCTCTTGTCCTTTTTGCTTGCGATAAGAAGCCACTCCTGACAGGTATGCGGCCGGTGACAGCTGGGGATGAGCCGCATAGGCTTCTTGTGCGCTCATTTCCTGCCACGGCTTTTCTGTACCAGGAAGCTGGACGGGAAGCTTGTCCGCATTTTCCCGTTCTTGAACGGTATTGACTGTAGACACACTCGTCGCAGGTTTTTGAACAGCCACCGTGGGACGTAACGGCAACTGTTCCCGTGCGTTTTCCTCAGCTTGTCTCGCCACAGACTCGTCATGGATCTGCCGCTCTTCCTCCGGATTGACAATGCCGGCAGCTTCTTTTCTTTTTTGATAATTGGTATATCTGTCCGTAACTGCCATACCTGCTATTTCTTTTTAGTGATTTGACTGGCTACAGCACCACCTATAGGACCACCGAAAACAGTGGCCGCAGCGGTTATACCTGTATTAAGAAGACCTCCTAATGCCGATGATTCCTGTTGGGCCTGTTGTTGTTTCACATTATTGATAGCCTCCGTATATGATCGGTTTGCATCCAGATAATTTTTCATGGCCTGATCTTTTTTGGCAGTGGCGGTTGAGGCTATTCCGGCCGTAATATTTTCAAGTGACTGGTTGGCTCCCTGCTTCTGCAAGGCAACGCTCTCATCTGTAGCACCTGTTACAGCGGCGCTTCCTGCTGTCCGTTTGTTGTTTGCCATCAGCAGTTCTCTGGCTTGACGCAGAGCCGCCTGATTCGCACTGTCCTGAAGAGGATCAGCGTAAGCCTGTTCCTGATAATAGTTCATTTCAAGATCCTTCGCCTTTTGAAGATCTTTGATTGATTCCTTATAGGCTTTATTGCCGCCTAGAACACTGGATAAAAGTCCCATAAATCGTAAATTGCACTTTATTATTTAATATCAAAAGTAATCAGTTACATTTGTATCATGTTGATATAATGCAAGACGGAAGTATATTGTATAAGGAAGGGGACAAGGTGGCTCTTGATGGAACCTCATGGAAAGGCACGGTTGTCAAAGTTGAGTCGGACGATAATATATGCGTGGAACTTGACAATGGGATTACCATGTTTGCCCGTCCGGAATTATTGCATCTTTGCACTAAGGAAAACACAAAGCCTCTTCATGATGAAAATGGTAAATTTACAATAGGACATCCAAAGGTGGGGGGAGTTAAAAAAGGATATAGGACTGTCCGTCATTATCGAAACAAGCTTATGGAGCAACTGGCTCCGTTTATTGAGAGTATGGGAGAGATAATAGAGGCTATTGATGATCCTAGTGATAAAGTGCTTGCTGTTTCCCGAATTATCAAATATGCCATGCCGTCTCTTTCGTCCGTAGACTTTAAAGAAAACGCAAAACGAGATCTTTCAGCGGAGCAGAAGATAGCCCAGCTCAATGCAAGGTACAGAAACTTGCCTGATCCGACTGCCGATGAAGAAGGAGAGGAAGGGCATGAAGACTGACAATATTGGTGTATATTTTGGAAATTGGATAACCATTGTATTACAGTTGTCATATTAATTTGTGTTATGTAATAATCGTAATACATTTAATATATGGCAGAAATAATCAATTTTAGACCGACTCCGGATGTGGCGCAGATGATAGAGAGGCAGAAAGCAAAAGGCGTCAATATCAGTCGTTGGATTAATAATCTTCTTATAGGTGCGGATAAACAGGCCGACAGCTTGAATTTGCAGATTTATACAATACCTGAAGACGGGATAACCCTGTATGACAGTACAAAGTTAGCTATTGATCAGATGATATCACTTCATTCGCTCCCATTCAGCCGGTTGAGCATATCTAGGTACAGGGAGGCCAATGATATTATAAAACAAGCAGGCATGGATTATTATCGCTTTAAAATAGACGAAGATAACTATATCTCGATAATAGCGGTGAACAGAGAAGAGGCTTCTGTGGAATTTTCCCGATATTATATGAAATCTGAAAATAAGGAATATGTCCGAACATCCGTACCATTACCTGTTTACAGGTTTGATGTCAAGAACAAGGTGGTAATTATTATAGCAAGCGAATAATGGAAATATGTAAGACAGATACAGTACGATTGCTCAGACTGTTAAAAGAAGCGGCCTTAATAATTGAAGACAATTGTAGAGGCATACGTTCGCTAGATAAGGCCAGACAGTTGCGACAGATGGCAAAGAAAATTCAACGGAAAAAATAATTCAAATCAAATATAGATATGAGCAAATATCAAACAGAAGCTGGGATAGAATGTACTCCCGAAGAAGATAAGTTAATTGACTCTTTGAAACGACTTGCAAAAAAGTGGGAAAAGGACGGTAAACGCCTTTGGCTGTATTCAGCCAGTGGTTCGCTTCATGTAATGATGCATGGAGATACAGACAATAATCCTACACCGGAATTTACGCAATATGGAGGCAGCAACATTGAAAATAGTGTAACTACTATTGATGGCGTATTAAATGATGGTGGAGACTGGTAATAAGAAAGATATGAAACAGACAGTAGAAGCAGCAGCAAGTGAAAATATCCTATTTAATCATAGGACAGTTGACAGAACTTTGTTTGGTAAAGATTTGGCAAAATTTGGAGAGATAAATTTTATTCAAGGAGCCGAATGGCAATCCAAGCAATCTCCTTGGATAAGTGTTAAGGAACGGTTGCCTGAGCCAAATAAGCTTGTCCTTTGCAGAATGGTATCAAATGGAGCGATTGTTAGTGGCTATATCGTTGTTTCACCTGGGAGATCGCCATACGTTGCGACAGACGGAGGATTTGAATTTGAGGATTGGAACGACTACGAGTGTGACATGTGGATGCCTATCCCTTCTTTTGATGATATACTAGAAGCCAACAAGGATGTACTTGAACGGATTAAAGAGAAAGGAGATTAAAATATGCAGAACGAAATTTTTTGGAATGAAAATACTTGTTATGAGATTTATAATCCATATAGTGATATTTCTCCTTTAGAACCGTGTGATGCACCCAAAATGAAAAAATATCGCCCAAAAGATGATAGGTGTACAAACAAGCAGATTGCGAAACGCAGGAAGAAGAATAAAAACCGTAAAACGCATAGGAGAAAATAATTATGGAAGTAAAAAACGGAATAATAATTGATGGAGTGCTGCATGAAATGATTGATGCGTTCACTATAAATTTTGGTTGCAGTAAATGTTCATTGCGTAAGGAATGCGATGAGTGTGAGATGAGGCATGAAACATATCTATGCGATGTGATGGGTTGTTTCTGTTTTGTCAGTCGTGGTAAAGTAACAGATATTAAAACAGAGAAGGAGGAACAATCATGTGTAATTCAATAGAATGGGGCAGATGCGAAATATGTGGAAAAGAAACCCAGTTGGAACGTACTTATTTTTACTATCCAATTCATTGTGAATGTTGTGGCAATAAGGAAAACAGACATTTTGAAATGATAAGACATTGTAAAAAATGTCCTGCCCCTATGCCTAAAGAAATACATCCACTATGTAAGGCAATGGACGGTAAGACTTATCATGCGAGTGTTTCCAATATGCTTCCCATTGATATTCATGGAGAGTTTATTATAAATGAGCGAATAATTAAGGAGGAATAATGAAAGCAAGAATAAAATCAACAGGAGTTTTGGTAGATGTAATTCCCAAAGTAAATATCAACGCGCAACATAGCGGAGATAACCTATATGTGTGCGATAATATGGTTTTCAGAGAATGCGAACTTGATTTTTTGAATGTTGGGAATTTAGTAATTGATTGGGAACAACGTAGGTACGAATTAGCGAAAGATATTATTAAGGCTGTTGTAGCAGATGACTGTGGGGGTAATTCTGATGCAATCGCTAAATATGCGGTTAATTGCGCTGATGCACTAATTAAAAGATTAAAGGAGGTGAATAATGAATAGCGTACAGACACAAACACTTTCCATTAAAGGAAATGGAGGTGGTGAAGCGTATATTGACTTTTGCGATGGACAATTGTGTGTTTCTGTTGTTATAGAAGGGAAACAGGCGGATTTTAACTTTGAGCCTGTTACTCTACGAATGTTTGCCCATGCTTATAAGTTGCATTGTGAAGAGTGTGAAGAATGTGAAAAGAAGAAAGGAGAATAACTATGAAAGTGTTAAGAGATAAAACTCCTGTCGCTCGTAAAGAGCACAGGTGCAATTTTTGCGGTGGAGTAATTTCCGTTGGAGAAAAATACAACAGACAGACCAATGTTTATGACGGTCGTGTTGATGACTGGGTATCCCACTGTGAATGTTCCAAGTTAGCCTGTGAACTTGATATGTTTGATGATTGCGATGAAGGACTTGACGATGATGGATTTATAGATAACCTTAATCAGTATGTTTACGACAATCATTATGACGATAAAATAGATGATATTGCGAAGGATTGGCAATTACCACGTTATGAATTAGTACAGAAAGTGTTGAATGAATTAAATAAGAAATAGTTATGACCGAAGAACTTGTAACTTTAAAAACAGCGAAGATTCTAAAAGAGAAAGGATTTAATGAATTTTGCAAAGATATCATTAACGATAACGGCAAGCTAATGGAAACCGTATATCGAACCAATAATGATCTTCCTAAATCATTCTATTCTTGTCCTACTCAATCCATCGCCCAGAAATGGCTGCGTGAAATAAGAGGTGTGTATGTATATGTAGAACCTGTTATTGGAAAAAGATGGAAGCTTTCTTTTTGTGATTTCAATGTTCCAACAGAAGAAAGCGACTGGATGGAGAACGAAATAAACAAAGGGAATGGCTATAAAGTATATGTCACCTACGAGGAAGCACTGGAAGCCGGGATACAAGAAGCATTAATGTTGATATAAAAATGACTTCTGTTATATCCTGATAAGTTGAGAATAACGAGGATATTTCTTGTTTGGTTAAATAACTGTAATTAAAGAGGGGGAAGGCGTTCATATTGTCTTTTTCCTCTTTAATTTTGCCGTGAATTAAAATATTAATCGCAATGCGATAACCAACGACAATTTAGGGTTTGTCAAAGGGTTTGTCGGCATTTTTTTTGACATGCGTGATAATTGCTTGTAAATCAGTTATAAAAAGTGATTGTACTTGTAGCCCTTCTAAGGCGTGGGTCTTGCGTTCGAATCGCAACGGAATCACTTACAAAACACAACTGATAACACAATATAAATTGTTGATTTTCAGTTGTGTTTTTGCTTTTTATAAGCAAGATGTCTTTCATATACGCTTTTAAAAAAAAGTGACAGAAAACCCACTGGTGAGCTATAAGGTTTGTCGCTAGGGTTTGTCGCTGGAATTTTAAAAGTATCAAATTATGGCTACCTTAAACTTAAAAATCCTCCCGAACAGACGTAAATTGTCGGGTAAACTTGGAATTTATGTATCTTTAACTTTTAAGAAGGAAGTTCGGTATATCTCTACCGAATTCGAGGTTGATGATGAATACCAGTTTGAAAACGGAAAGGTGTGTTACCGCAAGGATGCGGCAATCATGAACAAAAGAATACAGTATGTGCTGGGTATATACCGGGAACGGATGGAAGGTCTCAATCTGAATAGGTTTTCTAACTGTGCACAGTTGAAAGAAGTGTTGATGAAGGATGGGGAGGAAGCTGAGGTGATAACGGTGCGGCAGCTCTTTGAAAGAAGAATAGAGCGTCTTGAAAAAGAAAAGAGAATCTCATACGCGGAAATGAACCGCTATACCTGCAAGGTTATCGTGTCTCTCATTGGTGATATACCTATAGATTACCTGACAAAACGTGATATCCGGGAAACGCTCTTCAAGGGGATGCAGCGCAGAGGATATGCGAAGGGGAATATACAGATGCGCATGACCCATTTCAAGGCTGCTATCAATGAAGCTATAGACGAAGGGTTGGTGAAGTATGACGAACACCCGTTCAAGGGATTTACCATGCCGCAATCTGAACCCAAGCTGATGGACATAACCGTCACGCAGTTCCAGCGTATTCGGGACATGGTAACATCTGACAGCAAACTCATGCTGGCGCGTGACCTATTCCTCCTGTCGTTCTACTTGGGTGGGATCAACCTTGCAGACCTTGTTGAAACGGATTTGTCAAGCAAGACAATGACATACGTACGAAAAAAGAGTGCAGAACACAAGACGGGAGAAAGAACTACATCTTTGACCATACCCGATGAGGCGAAAACAATCATCAATAAATACATTTTGGGAAACAGGTTGAACTTATCGTTTTGTAACGGGTACAAGAATCTGCAACGTTATGTCAACAAATGTTTCGCAGCCTTGGCACAACATATAGGCATTCAAACTTCATTCTCTTACTATGCCGGCAGAAAAACATTTGCACAGTTCGCTTTTATGATAGGAATAAGGACAGAGGTGGTGGAGTATTGTATAGGACAGTCTGTGAAAAAGAACAGACCTATTTACAATTATGTGCGAGTGATGCAGAAACAGGCTGATGCGGCAGTACGGAAAGTAATACAATATACTGTAGATCCGGAAAGCTTTGAAACTGAGAACATCCCTTAGAGGATGCCGTCCCACTACTTTGTACACAAAGGTAATTAAGGGATATAAAATAAACGGTTGCTGTCATCACTGATAGCAACCGTTTCAAATAATTAGAATAACAACTTAAAAATAGCGTCTATAATAATCTCTCTATCCTTATTTTCTTCTTATTCTGATGGCAATGACCTTTGCTGTTTTATTCTTGCAGTATTGGCAGCAAAATCGCTGTGCACATGTTTCGCAGTTGCGACACATATCTAGTAGATATTGTTTTTCCCGTTTGAGCACATCAACCTTGTATTGCAGGTCTAAAATGACATTTTTTATAGTTTCTTCCATAATAAAAAAAGTATTAGAATCTATTGGTATTTTATAGAAGAAACAATGTCAGATTCGTTATTGTTTCTGATTCTCCGCAAACACACCTAATATTTTTAGTATATTAGCGCTCAAAAAGCA